GCCGGAGCCGTCGCCGGAGCCGTAGCCGTCGCCGTCGCCGTCGCCGTAGCCGTCGCCGTAGCCGTCGCCGGAGCCGTCGCCGGAGCCGTAGCCGTCGCCGTCGCCGTCGCCGTAGCCGTCGCCGTAGCCGTCGCCGGAGCCGTAGCCGTCGCCGGAGCCGCTCATGACAGTACCCCGAAAGAAGCCTGAACGGTTTCTTCCACATCGAACGCCCGGCGAACGCCAAGCAATACGGTAGTACCCGGCACCACATCGGCAATGGATGGGCTTGATGGGTCCAGACCCCGCACGGCCAGATCGCCGGCGGATCCGTCGCCGGTCCGCCCGGCTACATAGTAGCGCCGCAGATGGCGCGCACGTCTCAATGTCACACGACCGTCGGCACCGAGAGTGGCCGCGCCGCCCTCTGCCATCCCGACGTATACACCACAATCACCTGCGACAACAATGAGTTGGTCCATTCTATTACTCCATGTAGTGCCCGTGCCACCGGGCGGTTTTGGCTGGTGCCCCTGTATTCGGCTCGAGGCGCTCCGGCCGGGATGTCTCCCCGGCGTGCCGGTCTTTGGCCGGCGGGTGCATGGCACACCTCCTCTCTGCAGGGTGGATGAGACCTCTTCATCACCTCGAGCGGGTGAAAGGCCCGCTCGAGGCTGTTCTGGCCTTGCGCCCGTCAGACTGAAACAGACGTCCACGCCGATGATCCCCATGAGTTCCAATACCAGGTCATGGGCGGCGCGCTCCACATCCTGAACGGACGGAGTGGACAGGTAGCCGTTCTTGTCCGCCTCCACAGCAGCGATCATCTCCTGAATGATGCGTTCGGCCGCTGCCCGCAATCGGTTGTCCTCGGTGCCTGTCGTCACTGCCTTGAAGTCCATGAACCCTCCTACACCAGCGCCTGCTGGCCGTTATTGCCGTTGCTGAACCGTGCGTTCGCCGATTTCAACGCCTCGGTCAGGGCTTTCTTCTGCTCAACTGTCCCGCCCCGGGGCAGGGAGCGCTGGAGATCCTTGAGGTCATCCCGGCTCTGGCAGACACCCAGAGCCGCGATCGCTGACCCATACTCCTGTTCCAGCTGCTCAGCTGTCATCGCCTGCTGAGTCTCCTGGACTGGCGCCAGCGGTTGCTCCGTCTGTGCCTGGGCCTGAACTCGGGCACGGTCGGCGGGGGTGGGGCCAGTCTGCTTGGGCTTGGCGGGCGTGTCATCCTCGAAGGAGGCGAATACCTCTTCCACAGAAATATCGCCGACCTTGATAGCCGTCCAGGTCGACTTGAGTTCAACGCAGTCATTGGCTGTCCAGCTCCCCATGGGCCGATCCCGCAGCCGCTCAAGGTCCGTCTGCGACTTCCCTATGCTGCGATACCAGTCCACTATTTTCGCCCGCGCCTCCGGAAGGCTCGTGCCCTTCAGGAGTAATTTTCCGGCGCTTTCCTTCGCGCGCCGAAATGCCTCGTCTCGCAGCCAGGCCGGCACGCCGCGAAGGATTACGTTGCGGATTGCTTTGCTCTGGTTCGCCTCAAACTGCATCGAGTACCAGCGCTCTCTCTGCGCCGGGTCGCTTGCAAACTTGGCGGGAGCCGGCGCAACGTAACCTCGGAAAGCGCGGGCCACCGTGGCACCGCTCTCCAGATCGATGAAGCGCGCCCTGAGCGTGACATGGTTCTCTGCCGCCTCCACCACGTCACAATCCGCGTGACAGTTGCCCCACGCTCTATGCAGGCACATGGCGAGCTCGATTGAGCCCCCTTCCACCCGGCCGCCCTTCACGGGGAACGAGTAGAAACCGCGCTCCGCCAGGAGTTCCGCCTCATCCATCGCCCGCTTCGTGACGAGCCGGATATCTCGGGGCTGTGCCACTTGCAGCGCGGTCACAAAGTCCGTGCGCAGTTGCTGAATCTGCCCACCGTTCCGCAGCGCCAAAGCAAGCGGCGGTTCACCCGATAGTGCTGCCACTCGGTCCTCAATCGGTTCGGCATCAAAAATGTCGTCACTCATACCTACCTCCATTTGTTATCAGGCCGAAACCTCCGGCCGGTCATTGTCCCAATCCGCCCCGATGAGCCGTAAATCACCGCGCCGCCCTGGACGGCGGCCAGAATCTGCATGTCCATCCGCTCGAGCGCCGCCTCGAGCCGCTTCAGCTCGTCCTGGGTGGTCACCCGTCGCCGTAACAGCTGCTCTGTCTCAGCGTCCACCCGAGCAACCGGTTTACGAGGGTGACGGCTTACCGCCTCCTGGACCGTCGCCGGGGGGCAAGGCTCGCCGTCTCGGATGTGCCGTTCGTACCAGGGCACCAGGCGCTCGAGCAGTCCGTCAAACGCCGCCTGAGAGAACTCGAGCGGCCAGACATCGAAAAAGCGCCCGGGCAAACCCAGAACCGGGGCAAAGTTCCACTCGACGGGCCAATCACACGCCCGCGCCACGCCGAGCTCCACCGTCATTTGCACGGCGTAAATCCTCGGAATCCCCCACCTGTCGAGGTCTTCCATTGGCCGGGATTCGTCCGCGTCCCCCCAGCGCTCTGGCGTATCTCCGAGTTGCCCTCGGGTCGGCACCTTGGATTGAGCCAGAGCCTGCATCTGGCCCATCCGGACCGGTGCGTCCGGGGTCGCCCGCAACCAGGGGATGTCAGGGTGGACCAGCGATGGCCGGCGGCCGTTGGTCCGCTCCATCTCCGGCACGGACAGATCCCATGGCACCACCTCGATCTGCCCCTCTGAGCCGAAGCCGTGCTCTATCAGCCAATCCTGCAGAAGTCCCAGGCACGCGGGCTCGAGTTTCTGCCCGAGATATTTCGGATCCGTCGTCTTCCGCGGCGGAGTGTCCCACCGCCCGGTCAGGATGTTCTGTCGCTCCTGCTCCGGGGTCTGCCAGTGCGACAGCCCGAGACATGCGGCGACCTGGGAGGCTCCAATTACGCCGATACGGTCAAGCCTCATGCCGCCATCCTCCCGTAATAGTGCCCGATAGCCATCTCCGCCAGCTCATCCTCATCCTCGAGGCCCAACAGTGTAGCCGCCATCGGTGCGCTTCGGATCACCGTGCCCGCCCCGTCGAACGCGAGCACAAACGAGCACTGGACGTGCTCCGGCGCCTCGTTCCACCCGGTCAGCACCTGCGGACCAGGGTCTGTGATCTCAAACACCATTGTGAGCGCAACCGGTGTGGACGTGTCTGTCTCACGCTCCACAACGAAAAACCGCCGGTCGCGCGCCATTTTGAGCGCAGCCCGATCCAACAGGCTCAGAGCGTAGGAGATCGTTTCCCGTGGGGGCTGATCCATAATGCACCTCAACACGTGACCAACAGAGCCAAAAACAGCGCACTGCACCCCACCCCAAAGATCACCAGATCCCAGCGAATTTCGTAGCACGTTGGTGCCTCTAACGTGCTGATCGGCTCCTCAACGCGTGACATCGCAGCCCGGGCTCGAGCGTCCCGAGCGTTCCTCACAGCCTGCTCCACATCCAGCTTCAGGTCAACCATCGCCGCCTCCTGCCCAGGTCCTTCTGCTGCACGCCCTGGGGTCGTTCGGGTTTCAGTCCACCTACCACCACATCTGCTTACCGGAAAGTTCTGAGCTCTCCGGTCTCAGCCTCGAGAATCGCGTGCTCACTGGTCATGTCCACGACTGGCCCAGTCACGCGCTCGAGCCGCTCAATCTGCCCGTCTACCACTACCCTGTGACCCGTCACGACTACGCCCTTGGCTATCAGCATACTGCCCTCTTAGCTCAGGTTGATACCTCGAGCGTAGCACGTTCACCGGCCAGATTCCGGACAGTTCGTGTCCGGGTTACAGGAACTTTAGGCCGGTCGTTCACAAAGACGTAATAAGAAGCCTCATCAGTTGCGTTATAAAGCAAAAACCGCTACACTATTCGCGATCCGCTGAAAGATTTCGCTTACGTCGCAAAATCAATATAGCGCCGCGTTTAACTGTTGTCCAGAAATATTTACGCCTAGCCTGAAATCTTTGCTTGCACGGCGAAACATTAGGCGTTATAAAATGAGGTGTCAACTCGATGGCGAAACAGGAGGTTCAACAAATGCTCGAGAAGCAACTTTATATCGCTGCAGTCCAGCGCTGGGGAACAGCTCGCGATGCTGCTCAGTGTATGGGGAAGTCCCGGAATGCCGGGGTTAACTGGCAGGAAAAGGGCTCAATCCCTCTGGCAAACCTGCAGACGCTGCAGAACACGGCGGATGCGGAAGAATACCGACTTCTGGCCGAACTGGAAAAGGTCCGGCTGTTAAAGCGGGAGCTCTCGGCAATCGCCGAAGCGAAACAAGCCATTCAGTAGTCGGCCGGGAAGTACGGAGTGGACCATGCAGCAGCAAAGTTCAGCAGATGTGGACGTGTCCCTGGGGCCCGCTCAATTGACCCCAGAGGAAGAGCTGGCCCTATGCCGGCGAATAAAGCCGGAGGTGCTCCGGTACTACCTCGAGCGGAAGTCCGTCCGCCTCGGCACGAAGCGCATGCTCGCCTTGCGAGCTCGCCTTAAGACAGAAACAGACCTCGAGGTCCTGAGGAGTGAGCCGGCGCTTGCCCTTGTAATCGTCGCCTTGCGAGACGGACTGATGGTCGATGCCTGGGGTCCGGCGTGGGGCCGGGTAGAACTTTACCCGGGTCTCCAGGAGTTATCCACAGGGTTATCCACAGGCTCAAGGCCGGATGAGAGTTGTCCACAGGCACCTGTGGATATGTCCATTGGCGGGCCTTTAATCGCTATTCCGGAACCGGGCCAGCCGACGGCGCGTCCTGGGGTGTCGATCGCTCAGCCAGCGGGCGCTGAGCAAGGCCGGATAGGCAATATGCGAACAGCCGGCAGACGTCGCAATGCGCCTCAAATCGTCCGGGCAGAGACACCAGCTCCGTCTGCTGACCTGGTCTGGCAGCCACTGAGGTGCTACGGCGTGAGACTGGCCTCGGCACTGGTGGCTGCCGAGGTCACAATCCAGATTCTAGCGCGCCGAGTGGACGCTACCCGGGCGGAAATCCTCGAGGCCGTCTCCCCGGGGAGGGACTGGACGTCACTGCTCGAGCGCGTGGCGGAGGTTCTGCACGTCCGGCCCTGGGAGTTGGCCCCGTGGCACTATGGGCGGTGGATGCGGGCGCCACCACCGGAAGCCGTAAGGGGAACAGTACCAGTTGATTAGGAGGCCTTATGCACGCCGACCGTGTCCCGAAATTCTGCCCATGCCACACTCCCGCGGGTCCGATCGTGGAGGTCGTCGGCCGTGACCACGACGGCGCGGTGATGGTCCGGCGGATCGTGCCGAGCAGCCGGAAGCGCAAGATCCCGGCACCGGTCCGCGTGCCGCCGTGGTACCAATTGACGCCGGTGGACCCTCTGCCCGTGCCCATGGTCGGCGCGTGGTACCGAGTCAATGACCGGCTGATCGTGGTCACGGCTCTCTGCCCCGATGGCGGATTCCTGGCCGAGCCACCGGGTCAGCGCCTGATGCTGCGGGCACCGCTCGAGTATGAGCCGTGGACCGCACTCGAGCCCGTGCCGACGGGTCCGACGGCGATCCAGCTTCGTCCGGCATGGGCAACGGTGGCTGAAACGGTGGCTGGAAATCGAGAATGGCCACGTGGCGAAATGTTGACGCCAGCCCGGTCGGCTGGTAGACTCTGATGAGGTCCGCCGATCAGGCGGAATGAAAACCGCCGACCCCCTTTGGCGAGTGAGGATCGGCGGTTAAAAGCAACGAGGCATGAGGATAACCTACCACAGGCGCACCTGCCTGTCAAGCATCCCTCATACCTCCAATAGATCCGCATTGTATCGCTGCTGCTGCTACGGAGGTGCGAGTGTCAGAAGAATATCCAACGAGCCATCTAAATGACACAACGGACGCGACAATTCCGGCAGAAACGGAACGGGTGCCCAACGCTGTCAAGTTCCAAGCCTTTTCAGCCTACAGGTATCTAGTTGGCGCATTGGAGGATTCCCTTCAAGCAGCCCGCCGTCAAGTTCTCGAGTTGGAGTATGCGATTCCTGAAGCCAAGCGAAATATACGGCGCACAGAATGTGGAATATGTGCCGGCGAAATGCTGGACGTATCTACATTGGTCAATGCCGCGCAAATAGTCGGAGGCTTCAACTATTTGGCAAATCTGGCGCCTACAGGCTTTGAATGTCAATCATGTCAATGCTTCATCACCGGTGATGTGCCTACCTCGAAATACAGCACGTCGAACGGTCCCCGAAGTGCAGGGGCCAAGTTGATGATCCAATTCCCTCAAATTGAGGAAGTAAGGTTTATGGACGGGGCCTGGTATTTTCGGCTCCTGGGAAATGTTTGGTATGCATTAGCCCGTCGTGATGGCTCCTATATCACCGCCGAAGCACTCTTGGAGCATTTTGGATTATATAACCCGCGAATTCCCCGCCAGATAAAGCCGGGATTTGTATATGCCATTGAGTCTGGGGACTTTATCAAAGTTGGATATTCCTCAGATCCTGCCGTCCGACTCAAGGAACTTCAAACATCATCTCCTATTCGCCTGACTCTCTTGGCAACGCGGCCTGGCACCGTGGAGGACGAAAGAAACCTTCATGTGAGGTTTGCTGAGTATCGCGCAGAAGGGGAATGGTTCCATGCTCTTCCGGTATTGCGTGAAGCTCTGTTGCCCTGGTTTCGGAGGTCTGAATGAAATGGTATCCCGTGCCAGCCTCTGTTGCACGCCGACATCTGCTACAACAGGTGCCCTATACCGATTCTGTCTCTGAGTTCGTGGCCATGGCTGAGTTCGGCTTTATGGCCACTGCTGGCGAGCTCGATTTCTGGACGGAACGCCGTCTTGCTGACCGCTGGCACTGGAGCAGGGGCAAGGTAAGGCGCCTGATGAATGACTATCAGGACGAGACGAAAAAGGATAGCGGACCAAGATCGATCCAAAACCGATCCAAGAAAAGACCAAGAACGGACCAAGAAAAGACCACGATCGATCCAAGAACGGACCAAGAAAAGACCAGCGGATCCGATACTACCGCGGAAACAGAGGAGCAGATCGATCCAAGAACGGACCAAGAAAAGACCACGATCGATCCAAGAACGGACCAAGAAAGATCCAAAAAAGATCCACGACGATCCCTCGCGCGCGCGATCAATTCTTCCTACAGATCTACAGGTACAGAAGAACACATACAGGTACAGTTACAGGTACAAAAAGAAGACCCCCCTACCCCCCGGGGGGTGGAAACCTCGTCGGAGGAAAAATCAAAAACCTCCAGACGAAAAAACATCCCACCAGAACCTGAGCAGGTCCCTACCTGCCTCAGCGGAAGAGAGGACGCTCAGATGTGGCTCGAGCTAATACCGAAACTCAAGCCAAAGGAGCAGGACGGGCTCCCGGGAGTGGTCGCCCTCTGGGATACCTATCGGCAGTCTTTCCCGCGGGCGAAGGTAATCCAGGTGGAAGACATCCGGGCAATGGTCGCGGTTCAGGCCACCCCCTACACGGCGGACGACTTGGAGGCGGCGATCAAGGGCATTGTGATGATGGGCTCAGAGCCGAAGGGGCAATGGGTCTACTCGAGCGGCAGCCACACCCCGCGAAAGTTCTTTGCGAACATGAGTCTGATCCAGCGGGCGATCGACACCTACGAACGCCAGGAACGGGTACAGAAGGGCACCGATCCCCGGTATTACGAGGGTCTGCAGCGGACGCCGGAATACACGCCGACAGGGCGGCTCAATGGGCCGTCAATGACGGAAGAGGATTACTACCAGGCGCTCGGTTGGCGCCCAGAGGGGAGCGCCAAAAATGGATGAGAAACTCGAAACAACCGAATGCCCGGGATGTGGCGCGACGCTCCAGGTCAGGAGCGGGACTCTTCCCGGTCTTGCGGGCGGAAAACCGAGGGAGTATCGCCACGTCGAACCCTGCCAGACCTGCACCGACCGGCATGATCAGCGGGTCGCCGACGCGCAGGCAAAGCTCGACAGGGAGCAATACCTCAAGGGCTGCGGCATCTCGAAGGACCTGCACAGCCTGTCTCTCGAGCCGGACATCTGGCGACAGTGCGGGAACGAGACAGACCGGCACAACGAGCGCTTCCTGCGAGTTCTCCGGCGATGGGTGGATGGGGATTTCAGTCTCTACGTGGTCGGCGCTCCAGGCACCGGCAAAACGGCCGGGGCGGTTGCAGCTGCTCTCGACTGCATGCGGAGGAACCCGCCTGAGGAGGTGCTCTTCCTCCCCGAGGCAAAGTTGATCGACGCGTTCGGACGAAAGAGTGATTCGAACCTCTGGACTCGGGCAGGCGAAGTCCAGACCCTGGTAATCGACGACATCGGGCGGCACCAGGTAGACCGGGGCACGAGGTACCTGGCCGAAAAGTATTTGGATATTCTCGATGAGCGCTGCCCGGTGTTGCCTGGCAGGCGGAAGAAAACGCTTTTTACCAGCCAGATGAATCCGGCGAAGCTCGCCTTGGCCTTTTCGGATGGGGCGATCAATGGCCGGCTCTTTGCTTTGCTCGAGGGGAAGATCCTCGAGATTCAGGGCCCGGACCGTCGGAAAATGCAGTGGTCGGGGTGGGAGGGGGACGTATGACGCGGCAAAAGCGGGAGCGCTCGAATATCGAGGCAGAGAGGGCGGTGCTTGGCTGCGCTCTGATCGACGAGTCTGTCCTGGACCAGATAGGGGATTTATTGCCAGAGCAGTTTTACCTCGAGGCGCACCGGAAAATCTTTGCTGCGATCTTGGCGCTTCGAGCAGTAGGCACTTCGATCGACTTCCTGACAGTCTCAGGCGAGCTCGAAAAACGCGGCCAACTGCCAGACGTCGGCGGAATCTCCGCAATCAGCGCACTGGGTGAGGCGGTGCCGGTATCGACCGGCGCCCGGGATTATGCGGCGCTCGTGATGGCGGAGTATCGGCGGAGGCAGGTGATCGAGGCAGCCGACGAGTTGAGCCACGCGGCTCGAGAGGATTCCGACGAGTCAGGGCTTGAGGAACGCGCCAGACGCCTTCAGGACCTGGCCGTAGCGCCTCTGGTCGCAACATCGGTTGTGACCCTTGAGCAGGGAGTGGTGGAACTTTTCGATGCCAAGGACGCGATGACGGCGGAGTACGGCGGACGAGCAATCCCGACGGGGTGGCCATCCTTGGACCGACTCTTAAACGGCGGCTGGACGGCCGGCAAGCGCCCCTACTGGCTCGCGGCGCCCACGGGTGTGGGCAAGACAGCCGCCGCAGTCCAGACGGCGCTCTGGGCGGCTTTAAAACTCCAAATCTGGGTGCTCCTGTTTTCGCTCGAGATGGCTCGAGAAGACGTGGTCAGCCGTGCGATCTGCTGTTGGGGGAAGATTGAGCGGACTGGCTTTGAGCGGTGGGTGGATCTGGATCCGGATGCCCAATACCGGGCGATTCAGACAGCCGAACAGGTGATGAGGGGGCGCATGTTAATTGACGCCTCTGGAAGTCCGCCAAAGGGCACACCGGCTCATCGGCTAAGAAGGATACCGCCGTCGTACACGCTTGCAGAGATGCGGCGGACCCTCAAGCGCGAACTTGACCAGCGCCCCATCGGACTGATCGTCCTGGACTACATCCAGCGTGTCCGCGTTCCCGGCGCCAAAGGGATCTACGACCGGGTGTCCGCTGCCTCCAATGGACTGGCCGAACTCGCCCAGGAGTTTGGGATCCCATGTGTCGGAGTCGCGATGATCGGGCGAAATCACAAACTCAAAGGCTCAGGCGACCTCGAGCAGGATGCTGAGGCGGTCATCCAACTACACCGGGCTGTATCAGATGCCAGCAAGGAAGAGCTCGAGGATATGTCAGAGGAACGAAGACGAGCGGCGAAGATGATCATCACGAAGAATGCGTCCGGTCCGACTGGCGTTGTTCCCGTCTCATTCTTTGGCGAGTGGGGCTACTGGGGGGAGGTCTCGGAAGAGTCCGAGCCGGTCACGCGACTGCGCAAGGTAGACCGGCCAATTGACGCGCCCATTTACGGCACCGGGCACGGGCAGCCGATCGAGTATGAGGAGGAGCCATGAAACAGGTTGAGTGGAGCGAGCGGCGCCTCGAGTTGGCGAGGCAGACAGAGAATCTGATGAAGCGGCACGGGGCGACGGAACAGGAGCAGCGCCAGGCAAAAGACCGGATCAGACGGCTGAGTCTGCGCGTGCAGTATGAGCGGCTGTTGGCGGGCGTGACCCGTTATATGGGAGGTAAAGATGCGCATTGAAAAAGCGATAGTTGAGGCCCACGTGGAAAGTCTGCGGCGCGAGATCGCGCTGTGGCAGTCGCTGCTGGACAGCGACACCCCAGAGGCCATCCCCGCGGCACATCCAGCCGTGCCCGACCTGGTGGCGCTCAGCGAGTGGGACGATGTGCACGGGCAGAAGCCGACAGCGCGTGTTGTGCGAGGGCTGATCCAGTCGCCACCGTTCTCGGAGGCGGCGGTGAAGGTCGGCCGGAGTTGGTACGTGGACAGGCCTCGATTTCTCGAGCTGTTCCGGGAGCAACGACCGGAACGGCGACTCACGATAGCCAGGCACATTGAGGCGGTGTCTGCTCCGAGACCCACGGAGCGGAGTCAGAAGGCGCGGGCGAGGAGGCGGGCATGAGCGCAGTATCATGCAACGGCTGCACGCTGTGCTGTGACCGGGACCTTGTCCGGCTGCTGCCTGGAGACGACCCGGCGCAGTATCAGACGATGGCTCACCCGTATCTCCGCGGGGCGCTCGCCTTGGCGCACAAGCCCTCGGGCGGCTGTGTCTATCTCGCGGAGCGGCGCTGTACGATCCACGACAGCAAGCCGCAGATGTGCCGGGAGATGGACTGCCGCAACGTTCACATGCACATGACGCGGAAACAGGCGCGGGCTGCGGGTGTTGAGGCGGTGTGGAAACGGGGGAGGGATAACAGATGATCTGCACCCCCGACACCAGCAGAGAGCACACCTCACATTGCCCGGCACAACTCGAGGCCCTTTTCGCGCCGATGCCACTGACCCGCGGCCAGGTTCACCGGGCGCTCGAGCTTCGGATCGGAGTCGGACCAGACGTAACGATGGTGGGCCATATCTGGCGCCAGAGGCATTATCTGCAGCGCTGGCCTTGTCCGCCCCGTACAAAGCTGCTGCATTACGTGGGGGATCTAACAGGCATCATTTCGGGATCGTCTCGATCCCTTGTTGGAAGAGGTCTGTAGAACATTGGGCATCGACGAGAAACGCGCGAAAGACTTTACGACAGATACCCTGTTTGAGATGTGTTGCGCTGTTCCGGGTTTCGGAGATGACGAGAATGAGGAGGTAAGACGATGAGCACGAAGATCGAATGGTGTTCGTATGTTGCACCGGATGGAACCGTGATCAAGGGGCAGACTTGGAACGGCATTAAGGGCTGCTCCAAAGCCGGCTATAAGCCCGTGGACGGCGGACCGAAGCGAACTCACCCCGGATGCCTTCACTGCTACGCTGAGCGCTTCTGTGCCCGGAATATGCACGGTGAGGCGGCAACGGTGGGGCGATGGGACGGCACAATCGAATTCTACCCGGAACGGCTGGCCTGGCCATTCACAAAGCCCGGCTATAAGCCCCGTAAGGACGGTCACAAGACGATCGTGTTCTTGGCCAGTGAGTCTGACATGGGGCATCCGAACGTCCCGGATGAGGTATGGAAGGCGATCAATGGGATGATGCTGCTGAGCCCGTGGATCATCTGGAAAGACCTGACCAAGCGGCCGGAGATCCAGGCAGAGCGGATCGAGCGATGGAGCCCGGCGGTGTGTGTGGATGCGTTCGCCCGGTTGAAGCCGGGTGGGTACGTGGTGAATGGGAGAGACTGGTTGAAGGACGGCTGGCCGAACCGGTGGGACCACTACAAGCACATCCACCGATACGTCTCTGCCAGCGACCAGGCCACCGCTGACTCGTTGATCCCGGAACTGCTCCGCATGCCTGCGGCGGTTCGGGGCATCAGTCTCGAGCCGATGATCGGGGCGGTGGATCTCGCCTATGCTGCGTTCACCGGCGCCGAATCGTTCTCAGCGTTGGGCAACATCAACCACGTCATCATCGGCGGAGAGTCCGGCCCCGGTGCCCGCCCCTTCCCGGTTAAAGCCGCCTGGGACGTGGTCCTGCAGTGCAAGGCGGCCGGGATGCCTGTGTATGTCAAGCAGTTGGGGAGGTGCCCGGTGGTGAGCAACATCAACAGCATGGACTGGCCGGAGCATGTGAATTTTGCCGACGAGAAGGCGGTCTTTGGAACGGCTGCGGGCGCCCGTGTGTGCCTGCGGTCCAGGAAGGGGAGCGATCCGGCCGAGTGGCCGGAAGCGCTGAGAGTACGTGAGCAGGTGCTGTAACAACAGAAAGGAGCGAAAGTGCAACCAACGTTCACATTTAAGGCCCTCCGTCTGGAGGATCTCGCAACCTTGAGCGGGGGCGACGTGGCCCGGCTCTTTAATGAGGCCATCGATGAGGCGACCTTCGTCTTTCAGGAGCCGGAGAAGTATGCCGGCGATACCCTGAAAGTCAGTGTCACCCTGAAATTGACCCTCAGCGGCAAGGCGGGCACGGCAAACATCGACATCACCCCCTCGGTGGACATCAAGACCCCGGCACGGCGGGTGGTAGCAGACTCAGCGCGGCTCCAGAACGGCGCGCTGTTGATCACGCAGGAAGGGGAGCAGTTGACAATTCCGTCAACCCTGCGTCCTGTGAAGTAAAGCGTAAAGTTTTAAAAAAAGAAAGGGAAGTCATGGATTTCAAAGATCTTCGTAATTTCGCATTCGGACTGTTGTCAGACCCCAGTGCGCTTTTGCACACTGAAAGCCACCCTACCCGCCCGGGTGGGGCAATGTTGGCGCTCCGTCAGGATGGCAGTGGTTACAAATTGCTCGAGCTCGACGGTCCGCCTCGAAACATGAGGGGGCACCTGTTCGCCGACTTGCCAGGCTTCGCGGCGTGGCTCAACCGGCATGCGGGCCCGGAACAGACGGAGATTCTGGGCGGGGTCGCCGATGATGGGCAACTCTACATGGATGCCGCGCTTGATGCCCGTGAGGCGCAGAGCGACGTAGTCAGCGCTCGCGTGCCGCTGCACCCCATCTTTCTGCAGTGGTTTCGGCTGATCGGTCGCCCGATGAGCCAGAAGGCCCTCCATGAGCACCTGCGGGCATGCTCGAGCCACATCACCAGCCTGGTCGGGTGCGAAGTCTCCGGTTCGAGCGGCCCGGGTGAATTCCTGCTGGGTCAGGTCTCGAGCCTGAGCCTGGCCACCGGGGCCAACGTGAAGGCACAGCTCGACAGCCACGGGCTCTATCGGGTCCTGGCCAGGGAAGAGAAGCAGGACATTTCTGCCACCCTGCCGACCGGGATCCGCATCGAGGTGCCCTGGTTTGAGGGCGTGCTCGACGGCGAGACGGACCGGGTCTACACGCTTGAGCTGCTCCTGTCGCTCGACGTGACGGACTCCGGCCTGGTGTTTCGCCTGTCCTGCCCGGGGCTGCCGATCGTCCAGAAGCATGCGGTGGATGAGGCAATGGCCTACCTCGGTGACCTCCTTGACGACGGCTTCCTGGTCGGCAGAGGGAAGCTCAGCCTGAAGCAGGTCAACGGCTGATTCTGACACGTGTTGACGTTCCGGCCTCCTGCCCGCGGGGAGGCCGCTTTCTCCATCGGTCCGTTGAGGGCTGATGAGGAAAGCGGAGGTGTTGTGGACGATTTGAAAGCCCCTTTCCCGTGGTTCGGCGGGAAGTCCAGCGTGGCTGCTGAAATCTGGCGGCGGTTGGGTGACGTCCGGAACTACGTCGAGCCGTTTTTCGGCTCGGGCGCGGTCCTGCTCGGTCGACCGATTCCATTTGTGGGAGTCGAGACGATCAACGACAAGGACCGCTTCGTGTCAAATTTCTGGCGCGCGGTCCATGTTGATCCCGATGCCGTGGCTCAGTGGTGTGATTGGCCGGTGTCGGAGACAGACCTCGAGGCGAGACACTACTGGCTGATCACGGAGGGTGCCCGTCGGCTCGAGGCGTGCCTTGGCGATCCTGCTGGATTCGACGCACAGATCGCTGGCTGGTGGTGCTGGGGCATCTGCTCTTGGATCGGCTCTGGCTGGTGCGCGGGGAATGGTCCCTGGCAGTGGACCGGGTCCGAGTGGAGGGAAAAAACGGACGCAGAGTCCGGCATCAACCGCCAACTCCCCCACCTGGGGGACGCGGGGAGGGGAGACTTTATCCGCGACTGGTTCCGAGCACTGTCCCAGAGATTGCGTGGTGTCCGGGTATGCTCCGGGGACTGGTCGAGAGTGTGCGGGGACTCAGTAACCACGAAGCACGGTCTGACCGCGGTATTCCTTGACCCGCCATACTCCTCCGAGGCGGAACGGTGCGAATCACTTTACTCGACGGAGGATCTGTCTGTGGCTCATGACGTGCGGGCATGGGCTCTTGAGCGGGGTAATGACCGGCTGTATCGAATTTGCCTGGCAGGATACGAGGGCGAACACACGATGCCCGGCTGGACTGCGGTTCCCTGGAAGGCTCGAGGCGGGTTTGGCTCACAGGGCGATGGCCGGGGCAGAGCGAACGCGGCTCGAGAAGTTCTTTGGTTTAGTCCGCACTGCCTGCGGATTGAACGTGCAGTCCAGGAGGTGATGTGGTGATTCGTCGCTGTGAGCCATGCACGAGGTGCCGGGTCGCTGGCCCTGTACCCTATCGGCTGAACACGTTTGAGACGCGGGTCATAGCCCGATACGAAGTCTGCGGCACGATCTGCCGGAGGGTGCGCGCGTATTGCAACGAGGTCGAAGCGGCTCGAGGCATGGCTCGGCTACAAGCAAGGCTCGAGCAGGCGGACCGGACAGATCTGGAGATCGACCGATGGGCGCGACGGGCAGGCTGTAAAACGAAAAAAGCCCCTCCAAGAAGGGGCCAGGCAGCAGGAGCGACAGAGGCAGCAGAGACCACACAGCAGCAACAGGGTCAGGCTACCACGGGCTGCTGATCACGTCCAGAGGTGAGGATGAAAGAAAAGCCCATGACCGTAAAACCGGACCTGACCCCCGCTCAGATAGCAGCGGGATGGCGAGCGATTGAGAGGGCATCTGTGGAGTGGTACTCCGCCCGCTTCCGTGGCAGGTTCTGGCTGACGACCTCGCGAGAAGGGCGGTACTGCGATCCGAAAATGGGGAGCCTGTATATCGGCTTCCGGCGCCATGACGACATCATCCGCCCGATCGACCCAGAGACCATGGACTATGACCTCAAAGGGTGGCAGCCCCTGGTCATCACCTGGGAGCACGGGGTTAAGGGTATAGTCGATGCCATAATGGCATACGGCACTGAGACCTGGAGTTGGACCCGCAACGGCGAGAAGCGATGGTTTGCGATGCGAGAGCAGGATGGCGCGTTCCTGAGTATCCCGGCGGTGCCTGACTGGAGTGGCGACAAGACACAGAAAGGCGAGGAGTGACATGTCAATGCGCGTAACCGACCCGGCGGAGATCTACAGGCTCGAGCAGAAGGCGAAGCGAAGGACTGCGCCGGCGCCGGCACTGACCCCTACCTACATCCTTGGCGTTGATCCGGGCTCTGACCATTCCGGCGCCTCGCTGATCGAGGTGACCCCGTACACTTCCTTCGAGACCCGCACACGCCTTCTTGCCGGCTGGGAGATTCTGACCGGCGCGACGGAGGAATGCAGTGCGAGGAAGGGACCCCGAGCTTCGAGCCGTGGGGAGCAGCGGCTGAGGCGGGCTGTGGACGTCCTGAGAGAAGCTCGAGGCCTCGCACATGGCCCGGTGATGATCGTGCTCGAGCGGTGCCCGGTGACAGCTCGAGGGGATTCAGGGCGGGCCGGCTCACAAGCGCTCATCGGGTGGGCGCTCGGAAGGTGCGCTGGTCTGTGGGAAACGCTGGCGGCTCAGCAGGGGATTCCCTACGATGAAATCGAGGTCGGTCCCTCCGTCCGACGCTGGGACGGGAAAGCCTGGCGACGGCAGAGGGGAGGTTGGCGAGCAGCATTTCCGGGCCTGCACGGGGGCATGGAGCTAAAGCTTGTCCGGGCATTGTGGCCGGAGGTGACGGTGACATCGGAGCATGTGGCCTCGGCTGCGCTCATTGGAGCAGGTTGGGGCATAATCGGGGTTGATAAATAGGTAGGTCGCGTGCATATTTAGAGAGGAGGGTGTATGACTGACGAACATCGAAACAAGATCGCAGCTGTCCTGAAGGCCGCAGGGGTGGCCATCCTCGAGGCTGGGAAGTCAACCGAGGGCAAAGCATCTGCCGTGGCAGCGGCTGTCTACCTGGTCCTGGTCCTATTGGCATCCTTGATTGAGGTGGATGCGGGACAGGGAGCGCTGCCTAAACCAACCTGGTCGGACCTGTATCAGGCAGTAAGGCAGGTCAGAAAAGCGACCCGGACACGTGTTGATGTTCCCGGGTTTGAGGGCAAGGTGTTTCCAGGGGAGGAGTGACATGGCCAGACCAACAAGCCTGACTCCAGAGGTAGCAGAGGAACTGTGTGGCTATCTTCGCGAGGGATTGCCAATTGATTTGGCGTGCGATCTCGCGGGGATAGTCAAGCAGACCTATTATAACTGGAAGGAACGAGGCGAGGCCGGAGAGGAACCATTTGCCGAGTTTTTGGACCGTGCATCGCGGGTCCAGTCACAGGCTGCGCTCGAGAGCGTGCAGAGAGTCAGAGCGGGCGGGGAGATCTGGCGTGGCAACGCATGGTTCCTGGAGCGCCGATTCCCCACCCACTTCCGCGAGCGCAAGACACAGGAGATCTCCGGACCCGACGGCGGCCCCGTGGCAGTGCAGGTGGGCCCGGCAGTTGGCCTCGAGCTCTATCTCCAAGGGTATGCCGTGGCGAAGAAGGCGGAAATGAATGCAGCCCAACCAGTTGAAGAGCCAAAGCCTACCGAGTGAGGTAGTTCTGCCATGGATTCCGCACGATCGGCAACTGGTAGCCTTGCGCTCTACCGCTGACTTTGTACTGTACGGCGGTGCCAAGGGGGGCGGTAAAACGGACTGGCTGCTGGTAGACGCGATGCGGTTCTGTGAGTTCCCCACCTACAAAGCCATTATCTTCCGCCCGACCTATCCAGAACTCCTGAAAGAAGTCATACCCCGCGCGCTTAAATGGTTCCCGGCGTTCTACCCGGGAGTGAAGTACAACGGGTCTGAGCATGTCTTTCGGTTCCCTTCCGGGGCCTGCATTTTCCTGGGCCACTGCGACAATGACGCGACTGCTCTGCGCGTCGTGATGGGCGCTGAATTCCACTTCTACGGATTCGACGAACTGACCCTGTTCAAAGCCTGGTGGTTCGACGAAATCACGGCGGGGCTTCGCTCGAGCGACAATATCCCGCTTCGTATGAGAGGGACAACAAACCCCGGTGGCAGGTATCCGGCGTGGGTGTTTGAGCGGTTTGCTCCCTGGCTGGACCCGCGATCGGCGTTCCATGCCGCGCCGGACCAGGTGCTCTATGTGGACCCGCCAGACGAACACGGGCGGGAAGTGTTCCATCTCACGCCTGCACCAGAGCGGCAGTCCCGCCAGTTCATCCCGGCACAGGTGGGGGACAACCCCTACCTGAACACGAACTATCGGCGACAGTTGATGAACCTGAGGGGAGCGCGGCGCCAGGAACTGCTTGAGGGTGACTGGCTTGTCGGGTTGGTTCGTGAGAAGCGCTGTATCCAGAAGTACGATCACACCCGGATTGTGGACGACGTACTCGAGGGCAACTCTGTCCGGTACTCCGTGGGGATCGACCATGGGGAACTCGCAGGACACCAAACCGCGCGCCTCCTTGCTGATGACGTGACGCGGAAACGGGTGCAGATCGAGGGCGAGTGGTCAAGCGATGTCTCGACTGGCACGCAACAAGACGCGGAAGGCATCCGACGAATGCTCAACAGGCACCCAAGGAGACTGCAGCCTCACGATGTGGGGCTATGGGTCGGCGACGTAAACAGCGGCGGCAAAGGCGCGCCGGGTATGACCTGCAACGCGATGCTCGGGAAAGAGTTGGGCGTGGACATTCAGACCCCGAAAAAGGGTGATGGGTCGGTAGACGCCGGGATCAAGCGCCTGAATGATGCGTTTGGCGAAGATTACTTGTGGGTGCTAAGGTCGTGCGAGGAGACCCGCTCCGACCTCAGCTTGTGGGAAGGTGGAGACGACGAGCACAAACACGGGATGGACGGATTAAGATATATCGCTATGCCCGTGTTCGATCGGTGTAATATTGTGACACTGTATTCTGGAGATGCCAGCATCGGCGTACCAAACACCAAGGAGAGATACCATGTCCCTCGTCGATAGGATTGTGCGAGCAGTTGCACCCAAAGCGCAACCCCTGGTAATCCCGTTGGGACCCCCGGGAGTGGTCAAAAAGTACGCCCCCCGGGCGACTCTGACGGATTGGGATTCGGGGATGGCAAAGGACGTCATCCCGAATGCCGAGGCCGGGCTCTTCCGGTACCTGGGGCAGGGAGTGACGGAGGTGCTGCTCCATCCCATCTCGAGGCAGGCAATTGACCTCCTGTTCGGCCTGCTCGCCGCGGGGCGGTGGATCACGGACCCGCCGGAACTCGCGATGCACCTGCCCGTGATGCTGCCCCATGACCCCCGGTACCCGCCGGACTCCCTCTACCTCGAGGATGTGCAGGTCTCGGCATCAGAGACTCGCCGGGGCGTGAGGTGGTCACCCTCGGGCAATGGGCGCCTCGGCCTGGCCAGGTCCTGCACTGGAGGCCTGGGCATGTGGCGCCCGTCCAATTTCGTTCGCCGGGATCGGCTGTGGGCTCCGGTGCTCGCGTCCTGGTCGATCGAGTATTTCCGGCGAGACACGTACCTGGGGCAGTGGTACGAGCGGACTGCGCGCCGGGAGGGGACATCGTCCTATTGGGAGGTGCCGACCACAGTAGACCAGGACGTGCCGCATCCGGACCCTCGAGGCGTCCTGCCCCCGTCCTATTACCCAGACTGGATGACCTGCACGCCGTGGGGGATTGACCGCCCGTGGCTGTGGGGGTGGTGGTATGGCCTCATCTGGCCCTCGATGGTCACCGGTCCGGAACTCTGGACGCAGTTGGGGCGCATGCTCGAGAGTCGGGCGATGGCCGGCATGTTGGTCGCCACCACCCGGGCACGTGATGAGGCGGCAAAGGTCCAGGTGGCCGAGCACATCTACAAGTCAGGCAGTATGGGCGTCGTGGCGCTGACCACCGACGAGGAGGACCTGCGGTCGGTGGACACCGGAGCGAACAAGGGCAGCCAGGTTGTCGATTCTGCAGTCAACACCACCCTCCGGTGGATCGAGGTTTCGATGCTCGGAGGCGCTCGGCTGTGGAGCTCGACGGGCCCCATGGCAGCGGCGGACATTGAGAAGCAACTACTCCAGATCGGCGTGGTCTCCTACCTCGCCAACGCGATCGCAGGGTGGATCCAGTCCGGCCCCGGGCGAATGTGGGCGGAATGGAACGGCAAGGAAAAGTGCTCCGTCCAATGGGTGCTGCCGTGGGAGCAGCCCCAGGCACTCGCCTCGATCGGCCCGGTTCTTGACCGGCTGACGAGCCTGGCGGAGAAGGGTTTGATTGATGCAGTATCGATCCGTCCCCTCGTGACGCAGACCCTGGCGCAGGCAGGAATTGCGCTCGAGACGACCCCGGTTGAGGCGACGGCGGATACACTCCCGGTGCCGCCAGACGTCCGGCAACAGGTTGGCCTCGGACAGCAACTCGCCCGACTTTCCGGGCTCGCGTGGAACGACCCGGCTCGAGGAATGGGACGCCTGCTTATGCGTCCGAGCGTCGATCAGACCGTGGTGCTATCCCTGGCAGCCTGGCATGCGAACAACCCGCCAGAAGATGGCGACGGGTGGAACGACCGGGAAGCCCCATCTCCCGATTGGGTAGCCTGGCTGTTACACGGCGGTCAGGCAGGGGCGGACTGGACGGCAGAAGCGCACCAGGAGCGGGCGATTCCGGCGAAGTACAACGGCATCGACTTCACCCCGGCCCAGGACGTCATCGACGCATACAAGGACGGCTTGCGGCGCCACGACGAGGGCGAGACCGGCGACGGAATCGAGCCCATCACAATCAGGATGGCTCAGGGATTCGCACGGGGAAAGGCCTGTACCCCGGCATGGGCGCGGAAGGGCAACAGGTGGTGGGGGAGAAACGAGAGGTTCGCCGAAGCGGAGCCCGGAACCCCTGCCTATGCCTCAGCTCAGGTATGGGGCGGGCGCAACTGGTTCGCCAAGATCGTCCGGGCGATGGATGCGGCGGATGACTAGCCCGAGGTCACAGTGGGTGACTGCTCGAGCAGCGTGTACTCATAGGTGAGGCAGTATCGGGGAAATGGCGACACATACAACACCGGTTGGAAACTGGGGTGGTAGTACAAGAACCCTACACTCAAGTCATCCAGCGGCACCATTCCCACGAAAGTTGCATCCGGCGGCATGCCTTGAACACACCGCAGGATCTTGCCCTCCGTATTCCAGCCCTGTCTAAACATGCCGTCCAGACATTCCATTGTGATTACGACCATCGCAATATGCCGATTCAGATAGCGTTCGTTGTGCGCATCAATCATTGCCCGCTCCTTTCTGTTTGCTCTTCCTGTCACTTGACCTATTCCCCCGCTTCCACCAGCCCGAGCGCCAATAGCGCCGCGATCTGATCCACATACCGAGCAGTGACACCCTCAGCCATCACTCCTGGCTTTCTGATATGCACCGCGTGGGCCTCCCGGTCGTAGCTGCACCAGATGATCGGACCGGTCCCCATCCGGTACGGCTGAAAGGGGATAGGGATAGTAAGGGCATTCCACCGCACTAAGTTTGCAGAATCTCGATGCCACTCCACCATGCGCGGCCGAAGTGCCCGGAACTTCTCGCCTTTGGCCTCGTCGGCTGCCCAGGCACGCATCGATGTGTTGTCAAGATCCATCACTCACCCTCTTTTGCCTGTTTCACTACCTTAACAGCTGCCAGCAGGGTTCGCCGTCCGTAGTCCGAGACGGTCCGCCCCTGCCGCTCTGCCTCTGCCCTGATCCGCTCGGCTTCATCCGCCGTAACCCTGACCTGCACTGTTCGATTCTTCATACCGCCTCCAACGTTGTCCTACATCCTAATGCCGTGTAATGGCAAAGTAAAGCCCTAAATCCCTATCCGGTTGCGTCTGGCTGAATCTGGCCGTATGGGTAAGGTATCACCACGTGAGGATGTCATGAGAAAACGCTCTGTACTCGAGCCCCTGACGGGCGAGGACCCGCCTGACAGGTTCCGGTTATTCAAGATGGGCTCCAATCCTGCGACAGACGGACTGCCCGCACTTGTGGACAACGCAGACCTCGAGCGGATCATGGGCGTCTACCAGAAGTTGGGGCGCCCGCTGTCCGGAAAGTTTGAGCATAAGCGCGGCGAGACCATGTGCTTTTTCAACCTGGAACCGGTGCCCGATAAGGGGCTCTATGCCGTGGACGTCGAGTGGACACCGTTTGGCGTCGAGAAGTGGCAGGGATGGCAGGGATCCTACGTCAGTCAGGAGTTCGATACCGACGCCAAAGGCCACGTCTCCGCCGTGTGGGGCGTGGGGCTGACCGACGACCCCGCCTCGTTCAACCCGGTGTCCGTGCACCAACGGTCCATCGGAGACCAAGAGCGGCGCATCGTGGCGGACGTCGATCGAGCTGGCGGGGACCTGATCGCCAAGATTCGAGAGGCGGTCAAGGCGGATCTTCCGGAGGCATTTCAGTACCTGTATTTCCAGAGCCTCTCTGACGACCTCGAGCACGTGGTTTTTGAGTGCTCCGGGCCTGACCTCAGTTCCCGCTTGTACCAGTGGCGGCTGTCCTTGATGGCCGGTCAGGTTGGCTTGAGCGACCGGATCGAGGTCGTGAGCCAACAGGCCTTTGTGCCCGCCTCCGTCCTGACGCCGATGGAACCGGATCTCCGGATCGCTGTCGCGGCGGCTCCGGTTACCCCGGTCGTGGTCGTGGTCGAGGAGGCCAACACCGCAGATGTCCCCCTTTTTGAGCGGGCCGTGAGCTCGCAGGAGAAACGAATGATTGACGAAAGTGCAGTCCTTGCCAAATTCCCGGGAGCCACGGCTGCCGGGTTGGTGCTCACCATGCCCGACGGATCGCTGTCCGCGGTGACCCTTGCCGGTGACCCGCTGCCGATGCCGGAGCCTGCGCGGGCCGAGGAACAGCCTGCCCCGGCCGTGACACCGGAGCAAATGGAATCCATGATCGAGCGAGCACTCGCCAAGCGCCCGGTGCCGACCATCGACGCCAAGGAGATCGAACGCCAGGTGGATGCGCGGGTCGAGGCGGCGATCAGCCGGTCGATCGTCCAGCCGGAAAAGAAAGATCCTCCGCAGGTCGGCAGCGGCGACGAAGCGCCGAAGTCTGGCCCGGTTCACATCAGTTTCCGCCGATAGCCCGCGGGCCGGCATGAAAGGAAAGCCATGAGACACGGAATCATGAGATTCGTCAAGCGCGCGGAACGGAAGGCAATTCAGCGCGCCATGACCAACGCGACCACCACGGCGACGGGAAATTTTACCTCGTTCGCGAACGGCACCCAGGCCTCCCCGGTCATGCTTACCACCGCGTGGGCTCCCCCGGCGTTCCTGGCGCTCGCCGAGCGGATGATCGTCAAGCAGGGGTACACCGAAGGGCGCGGGGCCAGCATCGCGGAATACGCCAACGCCGCGCAGCTCAACGAGAATGCGGCAGTCACGCCGACCGCCCTCGGGACGATCACCACCGCCTCGAGCACCCTGATCGAGAGCGCGATTGGAACGGCCATCACCTCGCAGGCGCTGAACTACCTCGAGGATCAGGCCGGGTTCCAGCTGACGATGCACGACCTCGCGATTCACGCCATCATGCAAAAGGCTGCCGCGGACCTGTGGGCGCTCGTGACCGGTGCGGGAACCACGAACACCGATCGCGCCGGACTCAAGGCCATCTGGGCCACGGTGACCACCGGCGTGCAGACGATCCGCGCGACCGCCGGCGCCCGCGTAAAGGTAGTGTTGCTCTGCCCCGAGAAGGTCAAGAACGAACTCCTGGCCGACCTCCGTACCCAGGCGGCTTCGTATCTGAGCGGCCCGGCGGCTCAGGAGTACGTGGCCAAGTGGCCGACGGGCGCGCAGCTCGACATCGACAGCCTGTCCTTCGTCTACGATGACGTGGCCGTGTACGTGACGAACCTCTCCTCTGAGGTCACCACGGCTGACGTGGGCTCGAACTACCTGAACATTCTGTTCGTGCCGAGCATGCCTGCGCAGGAAGGAAACGGCGGTTCCAACGAGGTCATGCCGGCCTTCGCCCTGTTCGGTCGCGAGACTCCGAGCTTCCGGCGGGACGCGGAATCGGTGGCCGACATCGACGGGATCGGCGTGATGCGGTACCCCGTGCCGGTGGCCGAGAACGGGGAGGAATACTGCTACGTGGCGGATTTCGACGCAATCTTGCTGGACGCCAACAAGGTGTTCGCGTTCAAGTCTGGTGTGACCGCGTAGTTGCGGCCAAGGGAATAGGTCAGAAATAGGAGGGGAATCCTATGTTCGCTCACTTTCACTCGTCAGGTCTCGAGATCACACCAGGTCAGAAGGTTATTATCCCGGCTCACGGGGTCCATCATCCGGCAGAGCCGCAACTCTCCAAGGGCACGGTCGGGCCGATCAAGCCGGGCTATATGGAGGTGGCCTACTATTGGTTTTTTGGCCGCCTCCCCTCGGTTGGGATTTTTTACGACGCGTCTCTGCGGCTCATCCTCCCCGATGTCCGGCGGATCGAATTCAAAGCCGGCATCCAGGGGGTGGGGTACGACAGCAACGGGGTGTTGAACACCGCGCCCCATGCCGCCACGCTCCAGGGGCTCGACGTGAACGCGTTCCCGGTGCATGCCCTGATCGGCTTCCCCCCGGCGAAGTGCGACACTCAGCAGTGGGTGTTGTACGCGCAGAGACTGTTGGACCCGGCGACCATCGACGCGTTTGAAAAGCACTTCGCCCCCCGGAACAACGGGAAGCCGCTCCGGATCAAGACGGAGATCTGGACGCCCGGGAATGTCCTCAAGGGCCTGGCTGAGGAGATCAGCACCCTGACCGCCAAGAACAGCATGATGCTCGCCCGACGGCGAGAAGATGAATACGAGAAGGCCGCCGAGTCCCTCGAGGAACTTCGGCGGCGGATCGACGAATACCGCAAACGGCCCGCCCCTCCTACGGTGCGAGTGCCGAACTAGGAGTAAGGCATGATCACCAAGTTTCCGGATATCAGCGTCAATAACTTCCAGGTCGTCTCGGGGACGGCTGCCCCGTCCGGCACGTGTGGAGGCATCATCACCGAAAACCACGCGCTCTACCTGCGCAAGGGCGGCACGGTCACAACGATGATCTACGTGACCGTCAACAAGGGCACGGCGTGGACGGCGCTCCCGGCTGACGGCAATGATTTCGGCGTGGCGGGGCTGCTGACTGACCTGATCGTAAACAGCACCGCCTCCGCAGGGCTGGACATCACCGCCGATGCGTCGTCCACCTGGCAACTCAGCGGAAACGCAGTGGGCAATCTCCTGCTCGCGATTGACAGCGTCAACGCAGGAGCGGGCGAAGGGCGGTTGAGTCTGTCCGCGGACGACCAGATCAACCTCAACGACGGTACATGCGACCTGCAGTTTGATGCGGGCATCGTGACCGAAACCGGCATGGTCTCCCTCAATATCACGCCGTCCGGGGCTGTGACGGTGCGAGGCGGTGGGGCCTCGCAGTTCGGCGATGACACCGGCTATTTGGCATTCGACGGAGCCGGAGCGGCATCAACGTCTGGCGTTACGACACTCTCGTTGACCCCGTCCGGGGTGTTCACCCTGACAGCCAGCGACATCGACCTTGACCCGACCGGCACTGTCGATCTGGCCATGGACGCGACCAAGACGATTACGCTTCATGTGGCCGACGACCTCGCAGGCGCGTTTTTGGTGCAGGAAGGGGCCAACAACTACCTGGAGATCGACACCGCCAATGCGGGCGCATCGGTGAAACTCGGCAACGCGGCGACCAACCCTGTCCTCACCCAGGTCGGCAACGGCCAGGTCACTTTCCCGGGCAACGTGGATGCCCAAAACGGCCTCGATGTGAGCGTTGCTGCATTAACCATGACCGGCACGAATATCGACCTCGACCCGACGGGAACGTTTGACCTGGCAATGGACGCCGGCCAGGCGTTCAGCATCGACATCGATGGCGCTGTCTCAAATATCAGCCTGGCGACCAGCGGTGACGCTCAGGACCTCACGATTGAGGTCACGGGCGCCACGAACTCGAGCCTGATCCTCCAGTCCACCGGGACCGGCACGGACGCCCTCCGGCTGAACGCCTCCGCGGGCGGTGTGGACATTGACGCGGCTGCCGGTCTGTCTGCACGAGGGGCCACCTCGGCGGAATTCGGCGACGACACCGCCCTGCTGAGTTTCGACGGAGCGGGCGCGGTCAGCACCTCCGGCGTGACGACCGTGGATCTGGACGCGTCGGGTGCGGTACAGATCAACAGTTCCGGCGGCGCGGTTTCGATCGCCAACGACAACGTGGCGCAGGATGCCAACTTTGCAACGGCTGGCGCGCGCACTGTCAACATCGGAGCGGCTGCCACTGTCGTAACCAACATCGAGGGCGGCGTCGGCGACGTTAACCTCATCTCTGACACCCAGATCGATATCGATGCCCCGACGGTGGATCTGTCCACCCAGGCTATCGATTTCGAGCTGAAGGACAACGAAGGTGCTGCCGCCACGTTCTCCCAGGGGGCTGTGGATTACATCGGATTCTGCACCTCCGACAACGTCGAACGGACGTTTGTCGAGGTACCGTTCGAGGCCCAGAAGGGCATGCGACGGTTCGCCTACCACGAGATGCTGCAGGACTTCGAGGCGGCATCGGGTGCCACGCTTCCGACTCCGTGGGCAGCTGCTGAGAGCACGGTGAACTCGACGATCGACTACGTGGCCGATGCCGCAGCCGGTATCTACCAGCTCGCCCACAGCGCCGATGCCGAAGCACAGGCGATGCATCTCGACTGGGGTGATCAGTTAATGATCAACCTCAGCAAGGGCCCCATCGTGCGGTTCCGGGCACGTGTCAACCTGGCGGGGGCGACACTGAGCGCGGACCAGCGGATCGTGCTCGGCGTGGCATCTGACTACGCAGCCGACCTCGACACTGTGACCACCAACGCCTGGTTTCGGATGGAAGGCGCGAACCTCGACATCCTCATCGAAAAGGATGACGGAGTAGACGTCGATGATACGGACACCGGCACCGACTACGTGGACAACACGTGGTATTGGTTCGAGATCGACTTCACGACCCTGGCCACCACGGCGTTCCGGGTCTACGACGCGACCGGGGCAGTTCTGCTCGATTCGGACACTCTCGACATGAGCGGAGTGGGCGCGAATACGATGGTCCAGCCGATCGTTGCCATCCAGAAGGACGGCGGCGCCGACACTGATCTCATCGAGATCGACTGCATCCAGGTTGTGCAGGCGAGGTAGTAGAACGATCACAATGTAACAGCTCAACCGGGCCTGGCAACCGGCCCATCCTCAAGGAGGGGATATGGAAGAGTATCTTGGAAACGAGTTGAAACGTCTGCTCGGCGAGCGGGAAAAGGGCATGAAACGGCTCGAGGCTCCGGCTGCGGAGACGCGCCGGGTGCAGGACACGATGCTCCGGATCGACGGAGCTATCACAGCTAATGCGCAGGTGCTCGAGCAACTGAAGTCTCAGCAGCCGACCGAAACGTCAGAGGCATAAAATGAAGACCATCACCCCCATCATCGGCGCGTGGCCGACCGCAGCCCCCGCTGCTGGCTCAATGGCTCTGTCCGGCATCGACGTCCACGTGAGTGCGACCCAGACCGCGGGAGGGGCCGATGCGACATACGACGTGATCGGGTGGGACGGCACGAGGTGGGTGTCCCTCGGGACCTTCAGCGTCAACTCCGGGACGAAGGGCGGGACCGCGAAACTTGACGTCCGGGCGGGCTACTGCTACACGGCGGTGTCCTGCTGGATCTCCGCGGATGCGAATTCCGCGACACTGACGATCAACGGCAATAACGGGACGTTTGCACTATGAGCTTTGTGTTCGGCGCTCCGGTGCAACAACCGGAAAAACCTGAGAAGGCCGAGCCGGCAGAAAAGCCGGTCAAGCTTGAGACGAAAAAGCCGCGCAAGCGGAAGTAGTTGCCTGGGCAGGGGGGCTATTCTCACTCCCCTCCGGTCCCTCTGCCTGGGCTTTTTAGGGGAGTGCCATGAAGGTCGATCGAGAACTGAGGACATGGTTCACACGCGAACTACCCACTGTTGCATCGATCCGCCTCGTGGACGACGACGGCTCAACACTCCTGACGCCGACCTCGTCAACCTACACCCTGTACAGCCCGGGCGGCACCGTCCTGGTTGATGCTGCAGCGGCGACAGTACCAGGGGCAGGAGGGACCTCAGCCAGTTATTCCGTGACCCTGGCCAGCACCGCCGACCTGGGACCGGGATACACCGAGATCTGGGCTGTCACAATCGCGTCAGTGGTCTACCCGTTCCGGTTCTCGGCTGACGCATGCCTCACGCCGTTTCGGTCCACACTGACCGAGCAGCACCTGACGGACTGGTACCCCACGCTTGCCGACGTGATGCAGACGGCGAGCGTGCCCACGTTCGAGCGGGTCCTGCGGTCTGCCTGGGTGGCTGTGGCAAAGGACATCCAGAAGAGCAAGAGATACCCCTATCTCGTGATGAGTCCAGAGGATTTTAACTTTGCCGAGCGCCACCGGGCACTGGCCCTTATTTTCCAGGCGGCGGGAATGGCCTCGCGCAAAGCCGACTCGGGCTACAAAGAGGCGGCGGCTGACCACATGACGCAATACCGCGCTGAGCTCGAGTCCCTGGGCTTTGACTATGACGCTGACAAATCCGGACTTGTCTCGACGGATACCACGGAGTCACACGTCTACTGGAGCCTGCCCGGTGTAGCGACCGGCTCAGCGAGTTCGAGGTGGTCACGATGAGCCAATCCGACCATGACTTTGTAGCCAGAGCCCGGGCAGCAATCGAGGCATGGTCAGGCACCGGTGCCACGACTGAGAACGATGTGACCGCTGCCACCCTCTGGGCTGAGGGCTTCCGGCTTGACGGGCCGTCGGCACCTCCTGAGCCGCTGACCAGGTGGTTCAGCCTGCTTCCTCGGACCGCGCGCAATACCGGTGCGGTCCAATCGCGCCAGGGAGAGTCCATCGAATCCGCGTGGGACCTACAGATTGCGACGACACTGCGGGCAAAGGACCGGGTGGAAGCAGAGCAGCTGAGCCTGGTAACGCACCTGCAGAGAGAGGAGCGGGTCAGATTGGCGCTCCTGGCCATTCGTAACCAGTATGTCGTCGAGATCCCGGCGTGGACCCGGACTATGAATGCTGACGAGACAACGATTTACACAACGTTCAGTCTTTTGGTGCGATACATCGCACGATAGGAGTTTCCAATGACCGCGACACTTCGCAACGCATCGCTCTCAATGAAACTGGTCGTCGGACAGGATGCCGGCACGGCGACTCAGGCAAAATCATATGCCCAACTGCTCGAGAAGGTCCAGCAGTACGCTGCTGGGACCGGAACGGGACAGGCCAACGGTGCCGCCGTAATCGAGCAGACCATCGCTGCTGGTGCCGCTGGAGCTGAGATCGACCTGACCGCACTGACCGATCCTGATGGCGCAAGTATCACGCTGGTGGGCGGAATCAAGGCGATTTATATTCGAAACTCCGGGACGGTTGAGGCAGAGTTAAGTTCAGGTGTCGGCACACAATGGGTGGGACTGCTAAAGGTTGCTGCCGATGTGCTCCGGATTCATCCGGGAATGGACTTGTTGATCAACTGTGACGGAGAGATCCCGGTGACTGCCGGCTCGAAAAACCTCGTGTTTACCGCGGTTGCCGGGTCTGGAAACGCCGTCATCACCCTGATCGTTGTGGGCTGCAAGTCCTAGGAGTCTGGCGATGGAGTGTAAAGACATCAGGCTCGACAGAGTGCAGGAGTTGCGCTCATACTTGGAAGCCAGGCTGGCGACAGAGACGGAACCGGAGAAACACCCGTCCATCCGTTGCAGCGCATCAACTCTGCGGGAGACTGTCGAGACCATCCAGGCGTGGGGCGAGATCCACCGACCGGAAAAGGCGGGGGCGAGAGGGGGCATGTTACCCTACTTCGCCAACGTCGGAATCGAGCGCTCGCTGACCAGCCAGAACATTCCGTATCGCCAGGTAGCGCTATTGATCGAACGTCTGGGCAACGTCCTGGACACACTGAAAGGTTGCTCAAATGGCTGAAACTCACAGGCTCATCGCTGCAAAAGACGTCGGACTCCGGATCAAGGATCTGTCCGGGACTCTGTCCAAAACCGTAACCACACTTCAGAACTCGTTCGTCTCCATCCCGCTCGAGCTCTTGCGGGAAAAGGTGGCCTACTCCGCTCAGTCCGGTGGTGACCGGGCACTGTACGGCTACAGTGACAACGGTGTGGCGGCGCCGATGCAGATGTCGTTCACGGTGGCTGCTGAGGACCTGACCAACACCACGGACGCGGACTATCCGCTCTTCTGGCTGCTCCAGCAACTGCACCGCGGGAATCTGCTGTCCGGTCTGACCACCACATGCCCGCTCACCAGTGCGACCGAGCCCATGCTTGACCTCGAGGTAACGCTCTACGGGGCAGGGGCCGCGGGGGCAAACCAGGTCCTGACGGCTGCGTTCGGCGTCCGGGAACTGGGGGAAACGACCGAGGTCAACGGGCACGTCGGTTACCCGGTGAACATCGATATCGTGGAGAACTGGGCAAAGAGTTGATCGTGTGGTGTGGAGGGGAATCACCGCGTGGGGGGGGATTTTTCCAAAGGGGAGTTTAAAAATGAAACAGGTTGAAACTTTTGTTCCGGGTCGGTTGACCAAACGGCTTACCTTTGTCGAAGGCATCGTTGTTCACTTTGTACCGGCCCGTCCGGATACCCTGGCGGCCGTCGAGGGAGCGCTGAGTCAGGTAGACCTGCCCGACGTCCAGAGGGCGCTCTTGACGTCTGTGGCGGTCCTCGGGCTGTCCATCCGAGCGCTCGAGCTCGACGGTCAGATTTACCTGCCTGATTTCGAGGTGCCGAAAGTCGGGCGTTTGACACCTGACCAGTTGGTCGCATGGTGCCGGACCGTGCAGGCGGATCTCCAGGGGCCCGAGGTGGACGACTACCTGTCGATGCTCGACTGGGCAGTGCTCGCCGGGAAACTGGCCCGAGCCGTCATGGAGGACATCGAGGCGAAAAAAAAGTCCTTCGTGGACAGCCGATCCTCTGGGCAGGACTCGACCTCGAATGCAGTCACTGGCAGTCCAGCGGACCCGGCAGCCTCCGGAAGCTGAAGTATAGCCAGTACGTGGACGTGATGGCATGGCTCCAGCTCCGGCTAGAGGGACTGCCATCATGCTCACCGGTGACCGCTCTGGACGTCCGGAAGATGGTGGTGCAAGAGGCCGGCCCGCTGCTCGAGTACACGCTCGGTAGGGTGATGATCCGGGCGGTCGGCAAGGACCCGGGCCCGGCGATCTGGGACAAGAGCGGGCAAGCCTCGGGCGCCCCGGCTGCCCCGGTGGAACGTAAAGCCCCGTCCTTGCCCGGCTGTCTCGACTATCGGCCTGACCTCCCTGCTGACGATCCGATGGCGGGGGCAACGTTTCTGTGAGGTGCCCGTGGATATGGATGTGGGCAACCAACTACTCGACATCCTGGCCCGCACCGAACGCGCGGTGGATCAGGCTGCCTCCCGCGCACTCAAAGCCGCGGGCGAGCTGGGCCTCGAGGCCGCCATCGAAACCTGGCCCGGACCGGACCGGGCGGAAACACACCCTTACCAGAGAAACCGATCCAAGAAGACGTGGCGTCTCTATACCGAGGCTTTTAACGTCCTCGTGATCGAGAACACATCCGGATATTCCTACTACGTCGAGTTGGGCTACACCAGGAAGGGGCAGGGAACCGCGAGACCATGGGCGGTCAGGGGTTCGGTGCCCTACTCCCTGACGTCAATCGGCCGGGCAGTGACAGAGCGTTTCCGGCAGGCATTTGGAATCGAGAGTCTGCAATGGCAGTAGAGGAAATCGTCAGGACCAGAATCATTTACGACGTTGACGGGGAACCCATCCGCACGCTCACAAGCGAAGTCAAACGACTTTCCGACATCGAGCTCGAGGCCGTGCAGGCGGCAAAGCTGACCGAGGACTCTGTTAAGAAGCTGGTCCGGGTCGGCTCAAGCTGGTTTGACGTCACTGCCGACCAGGTAGATGCGACCAAGTTGTTAAGCCAGGCGTACAACCAGGCCCTGACGCCGGCTCAGAAGACAGCGCTCATGCTCGAGCGCTTGGAAAAGGAAACGTCGGACCAGGTCAAGGCAACGCAGGAATACAAGGTAGCGCTTGAGAATCTGCAAGTTCAGAAGACGGTGCGTGAATTCCGCGAGCTGATGAACGGCGGGATGAGCCTGTCGATGCTCTTCCAAGAGCAAAACGAACTGCTCCAGAAACTCAACGTCAACTTCGTCCTGATCAACAACGCCGGTGACTCCTACGCCAAGCAGATCAACGATCTCAACGACCAGTTGGCAGAGCTTGAATTCAACACCGACGACGCGACCAAAGCGACGGCGGAATACCAGGCCAAAGTCACGGCCGTTCGCAGTCGGGTCGAGGCGCTCGAGAAGGCAGAGCAGGAGCGCAACGAGGCATTGGCAGAGGGCTTCACCCGGCAGAAAAAATACCTCGATTCGCTTGAGACCGCGGCAGACGCTACCGGGCTACCTTTCGCCGGGTTGATCTCCAAGTTCAAAATGGCATCCGATTCGCTTGAGACAATGCAGGAAACCGGGGGTGAAGGCGCCGTCAAGCTGCTCAAAGTCGGCATGGCTGCGGGCGTCGCTGTTGCTGCGGTCGCTGCCCTGGCTGCGGGTGCTGCTGCCCTGACGGCGGCGATTGTCGGGGCGGTGGCAAAGGCTGCCGACTTCAACGAGGAACTGGTAAAGTTTCAGGATATCAAGGGCTTCGAGTTGATCACCGGCGATCAACTCCGGAACCTCGAGGAGGCAAGCGCATCCGTCTCCGCAATGGGCGTTGTCGGCAAGCGGTTTGTCGTGGATGTGGCGGAAAAGTTCGGGCCGGCCGTCCGGGAAGCGTCGATCAATCTGACCGCCCTGGGGCTGCAGGGGCTGGACGCGTTCCGACAGATGGGCACCGCTGCCGACATCGTCCGGAAGATTATCGTGGAGATCGGGTCGTTCAGCATCCAGAGTCTGGCTGCAAAGGCAAGCAGTTCAATCGCAAAAAAGTTGGGCGCTGACACCGCTGCGCAGTACCTCGAGGCGTTCGCCGTTGTCAACAATGAGATCAACAAAGCACAGGCTGGCATTCTCTACGACTTCTTCGGGGCGCCACTTGTTGAGGGACTAAAAGACCTGAAACTGGGCACGGCAGACTACCGGGCAGAGGCCGAAAAGCTCATCAAGACGATCACCGACCTCACCATTGCAGACCGGGAGTACACACAGGAGGCGGCAGACGCTGCGGAAGCCCTGGCAGACGAGCGCGCCGCGATTGACGAGCGATACTTCAAGAGCCTGCTCGAGGAAACCAGGCGCGTCAATGCTGAGCGGGAAAAAGGGGAACAGGCGCTCAATGACTTCTTCCGGACGTCGCGCGACCAGGCGCTTGCCGACGTCAAGGACAGGCTCGACAAGCGCCTGGCCCTGTTTAACCAAACCTACGAGATCGAGCGCCTGGCAGTCGAAGAGGGAGCGCGCGCTGGTACGGCATTCGGGCGCGCGCTCGAGCGGGAGTATCCGCGCATCGTCAAGACTCTGACCGGCATCAAGGACGTCGTTCAGGAGACCATGGCCGGCATTAAGATCGCCATCGATGGCGTCGTGGCGACCATTACCGCCGGACTGTCCTATCTGGATCAATTCGTCTCCTTGGTGACGGGCGCGAGCCTGTCTGACCTCATGAGCGGGGTCATAGACGGAGAGTCGATCGACATCGCCGAATACGTGGCTGACTCCATCGCCAATTTCGACTGGTCCGGACTCATCGTTGACACCGCTCAGGGCCTGGTCGAGGTGCTGAGAGGGGTGTCGAAAAACCCTCAGGTATGGGGCGACATTGCAGACGCCGTTGCCGAGGCGATGCACATCCTGGCAACTGAGGGTGTGCCGCTATTCGTCGAGATCGCAAAGGCAATCGTGATCGGCATCGGCCAGAACCTGGACATCCTGATCTGGGGGGTGGTAGAGCTCGCCTATCACTTCGTGGTCGAGGTGGGCAAAGGGTTACTCGAGATCTGGAAGGGTGAAGCTTCATTCGTCTGGGACGCGATAACTGGCGCCGGAGACTGGGTGGTTGACAAGATCTCCGGGTGGTTCTTTGGAATCTGGGACGGGATCAAAGCGTGGTTCAGCGGCATCCTGGAGTTTCTGGGGATAGAGACAGGGACGTCAGGCGGCGGGTTCTCAGCTCAGCAGATTACCGGGGCGCCTCCGGTGATGAGCACCGACTCAATCATCCAGGCGAGCACCCGACAACAGGCCGTAATCCTGGCACCTGGGGATAAAGCCTACATCGGGCAGGCAGGCGGGCCAAACGACGCCCTTGCTATCTGGCGCAACATGGGCCAGAATCAGCAAACAATAATCAGCCTGCTCCGGGAGCAGAACGAATTGCTCCGAGACCAGCGTGTCTCGAGCGGGCGACGCACCCAGGTAATCTTTGCGAGGCCGGCTGGCGCATTACGCTGACCCCGGCTCGCCGGGGAGTGACACATGAGATGGATAGGGGTCCTAATGGCTCTGCACACGCTCTACACATGGTCTGCCTGCTGCCTCATCGACGAGGACTTCAGTGAGCACAAGTTCGCCGGAAACACGGCGACTCCAGGGACGCCCGGGACGCTCGAGTCAGATTACCTCGAATCGTCTCTCGAGCCGACCGTCGAGCCTGGCAGCAACAATGCAGGCGAGCAGACGGCGATAGCCCCTCCGCGTCTAACTGCCGTGGGGACACCATCGAGCGCAACGACTTTGGACCTGACAATCATCGACGGTGGTTACCCCGATGAGGATGCGTCCTTTTCGTGGAGCGACGACTCAGGGACAACTCAATACGGGTGGGACCTCGACAGAACCATCGGTTTCCAGACCGTTGTCCACGACGCCAGTGGAACCACCGGATACCAGGCACCGCATGCGGCGTCTGCTCTGGATGGTACTGTGATTGTTGCAGCCGAGGACTGGGTGGCGGCACCGGATAGAGTGGTCTCCATCGCCGGTACACAGCCCGACTCGGACGGCGAGACGGCGACATGGAGCGCACCGGTTGAGGTATGGGAGACATCGACAGCATTCGACGCCAACAACCACGCTAACCCGTGCGTGATAAGTAAACCCGGGGTCTGGGAGATCGTCAGCATCGAATACTCTGGCGGGTCAGGATGGCTCAGGAAGGATATCAGCAAGAACGACGGGACCAGCTGGTCAAACGCCGGCAAGAAGCTACTCGAGTTCCCGACCACGGCATCGATCCATTACGACAAGCTGAGAGTCGTCTACGACCCGAAGAGTGCAACTTATACCCTGGTTGTGAGGCGCAACAACGCAGGCACCTATACCGGCCTGCACTACGTCTCCAACGGCGGGAAGTGGACAGCGGGATCGACCACGGCAGACGTCAGAGGGCATGACCTGGTGTGCGTCAATGGGACCGTGGTTTACGTCTACGTGACCGAATCCGGGGCCGCGGTGGATGATGTCAGCCTCAAACGAAAGACCGCCAATCAGATTACATGGACGACGGTTGATATCAGCTCCTACACAATCCAGACGTTTGAGTATAACGTTGCCCTGGCCGTCACCCCGGATAGCCGTATCTACCTGTTTAACCACGGCAACGTCGATGCCGGGACGAAGCGGTGTGTAGCATCTCATGACCTGGGGACTACATGGACCAGCATGACAGGCGAGAGCGATTACAGTTCTCTAGGGCTCGAGGAATCTGCCGCAAGTGTGTTGACGTCTGGGATCTATACGATGTCAGCGGTTTACGCGTCCGGGTCGTTTCTCCTCATCGGGAATTTAGCGTGCGTGACTGCTACCCTGCAGTATTCGATCGCTGCTATCCGGGTGGGCGGGTACTCAAATTTCACCCACATCAACGGGTCTGGATACCTCTACACCCCAACTGACGTTCCATCGGATCGAGGGTGGACATATACAGGGGCAGCAGCGGAAACCCTGGGAGCGGCGACCCTAGACTACACGATAACCGCCGTAGTGCAACAGGGATACAGTGAGTTGACGCTTGCCGGCGGCAATTACCTGAATGCCATGGCCGTCGGCAAGCCGACATCTGGCGGGTCCCTGGCCAGCGATGCGATCGCGTTCCAACTCGAGGCCAGCAACGGCGGGGCTGCTACCGTTATCGCGTCCATCCGTCTGACTGCCACACAGATCCAAGTCTACGACGTGCAGGCTGCTGCGCTTGTAGGAGCGCCGGTAACCATCACATCCGGGGCGCCGATCGAGGTAACCGCTTACCTTGCAGATGCTGTTCTGTCCGTCTACTGGCGAGACCTGCACGGCGTCAAATGGGAGACTGTGATCGAGGGCCAGGCCCTGACAGACGGGGCATTCACCGGCAACCGTTGCGTCCGGATCGGCGCCGTCACTGCCGGCTCAACGTCTGCGTCTACCTGGTATCTGGTGCGCGCGACCGTGGCGACGGAGAACATGGCCAACGGATACTCCGTCCGTGACCTGTACGGGGTGCCAGTCAGTACCAAACCCTGGCTGTTGCGCGACGGTGTGAGCGTGATGGGGCGTGGCGGTCCGTTCGAGGGATCCGACGTCTATCAGGTGACCACGCACAGTCAGCGGGGGCTCTGGCGGGCGCTGAATATCCTGACGTCTCCGTCTCCCAGACAGGCCTTTGTCAGCGGGGAGGACGCACTGCCCGAGGGCTATCACCAGGTGGTTCTGGACATGGGGGCGGCATACGAGGGCAGGATCTCCGACTGGATCGGGCTCGCCGTCCTGGGTGTGGACGGTGCTGACGGGTTCTGGCTCGACCGGTACACCGGGGCGGCCTGGTCCAATCTGCTCACGATGCCCATGCTCGACAGCGTCGTCCCAAACCTGGCCGCGTGGACACGTGACAGCGTGACTGACCTGTGGCTGCGCCCGGACGGCACGAACGGCAACGCGAGAATCTACCGGGAAGATGAGCTCGTGGGCAGGGTGGCCCGGGTCAAAGACACTGCCGGAACAATCGTCTATGACCGGGTGGTCCACAATACCGCGGGCAGTTTCAGCAACACCAGCGGCTCGAAACAGATGCACATCAGGTTCTCTGGCACGCCTCTTTTGGGTACCTGGGGCGCCATGCTCCAGAGCTCTGCAGCAGCTGCCTCGAGCGGGGTCGGGGCCTACGCGAAACAGGCCCTGGTGCTCGGGTACCAGGGGGCATCCTCGAGCCGGTACTATCGCCTGAGGTGGTCGCATGGTCCGTGGGCGACGTCGGCAACCATCGGCAAGATTCTGCCGCTGAAAGTGATCTGGCTGCCGAAGCAGGCCGACGTCGGCGCGCAGGTCACCTATCGCAGCAATGACGAGGTGGTCAAACTCCCGTTCGGCTATAGCCTGGGGCGGCAGTTGGCACCATCAACCCGGGATGAGCGCGCGCCATTCAGGGCTGTAGTGGTGCAGGATAACCGCTACGTCGGTGGCGTGGCCATCGACAGCCAGGGGTCAAACTCTACGCCGATGGCCGCTCTGGACTCCAACCTTGACGCTCTGATTACGTGCGTCGAACGCAACGGACAGAGCAAGCCACTGATCTGGATCCGCGAGGTGGACCTCTACGGGACGGACTTGACCGCGGCCAACCTGGTGCTCAGGGGCGGGGATGACTGGCTGTATGGACGGATCGTGGACGTGACCGCCACGCCGTCAAAGGGCTACCTGCGAGGCACCCGGGGGGGGGCAATGGTAGACACCGACCTGGCAATCGAGGGAATCGTCTGATGGCTTCACCGCGGGCTCTCGCACATAGGCCAGGGCATTGGATTGTCACAGTGTGGCCGACCGAGCAGCACCGGGATGAGGGCGGATGGGCGCTTTGTTGCTCGGATACGGCTATGTCTGATGGCAGTGATATCACCGTGGTGGACGGGGATAAGGTCCTGGTATTCCCGCCATTGTTGGGCAACAGTCTAAGCCTGACGAGAGCAATGGAGGAATCACCGGGTTCGGTCAGGCTCTCTATCTACTGGCAGATATACGCTGGTGTGGCGCAAAAACACATCGACCTGACAGAGGGCGTAGCCGATATCTCCTGGGTCGACGAAAACGAAACCCGGACCGGCATCGAGCAGACGTGGAATGAGCGGGAGATCTGGGTGACCGGAAACACCGGTAACGGCTACTCTTACGGCCACGCCGATGAGCGGATCGAGCTCACCATTACGCCGTCAGAGGTGGTAGACACAGGGACGATCTATCCTCCCGGTTCGGAACACATCAGCGACAGATGGCCAGATGTGGCGGAAACGTCGGACGGATCCCGGGCAAAGAATACCCTGGGGAAGTATGCGCCGATCCCTATTGCACCGGCTGATACCGAAAGCCAGATCGCTACTCCGCTGCTCTGCGTCCAGGACGTCATGGACGCCGTGCTGGGAGTCTCGGATCTCGGGTTCGCCCAGCTCGTCATCACATACGAGCAGATGTGGTCAACGACCTCGAGGGATATTTGGTTTGTGAACCCGCTGAGAACGGGGTCGATCATCGCCGACAGCGCTTACACCGGTACAGGCGACATCACCGCGACCACGGATAGCGCCGCGACCAACTGCTACACGACCACACACGACTGGTATGAGGCAGTCTCTGGCACGGCGAGCAATCCCATCACGTTCACTGCGGGTTCTCCGGACGTGACCGGATCGAGGTGGAGCAAATACCTTCCCGGGGACCATGTCAAAAAACTGGGTGACGGTGACGATGATTACCTCGAGGCCGACTCCATTGACGGAACGACTCTGACATTGGTGGCCAACTACGCCACGTCAAGCCCGTCCTTCAATGCCCGGATCATCCGACGACTGGCCGACCAGGCATACTCTGCCTACATGCTCACCGGGGCACACGGGGGCATTACCTCGCTATGCGGTGATGGCGCACTGAGTAATCCTATGGACGTCTGTGAGTGGGCGCTTGACCGCTCGAGCATGAGCACGCCGGTAGCGGTGGGTGACCTGCGAGGATACCGCACCCGGTTCAGCGGATGGCAGATTGCGACCGTGATCAATGACGACGTGGTATCCGCGACTCCGGACTCGTGGTCATGGCTCGAAGGGCATATCTTTCCGCTGCTGCCGCTCCGGTGGTACAGCGACGGTAATGCCATCCGGTGGATCGACTGGTCACAGACCGACCAGGACGAGGTCGTCTGTACGATCGACCTGGACGACGAGACGTGTGGTGTAGTTCGGGCAGACCTGGTGAGCATGCCTGATGACAGCAGCGTTGTAAACGAGATCCAACTCTCCTACAACTGGCGGATCTTTTACGGGAGTCATCAAGCCAGGCTGACTGTGACGGGCGACTCCGGCAGCCTGGGTGGACCGGGTGGCACAACGAAACCCGGGATACTGGGCAATGGATACGCTCGAGCAAGCCAGCTCGGCAACGGGGCGGTCGGGCAGACACTCCCGCTCAAGCGTGCGACCACGGCGGAGACGGATTGTGTTGTTGCCGAGGCGACATCTGCGCACGTGGCGAACCACCGGGTCTACCGTGGCTGCATTCGCCGACCCGGACTCATCCTGCGGTGCTTACCTGAGTATCGGTGGGTTACCCTGGGAGATTTGATCCGGGTCAAGCAGGAGACCCTGTTGGGCCGCAAGCAGCTCTGGCGCGTCGAGTCGATCCAGCGTGAGTCAGGCGGCGAGACTACCTTGACCTGCGAGTATGAAGGGCCGTGGGCGGGGTATGTCTCCCGGGTTTATGACGGTGAGGATGCGCTTTACGACGGGTTCGATTTGACGTTTGAGTGAGGGTGACATGGCGACGACACATACAGCGAGTGCGGTTGAATTCGATGGCGTGATTTCGACTCCGGAGAGCGGGGACCGGGTAACGGCGGCGAGCGTCTACAACCCCGATGAGGAACTGGCAAACGGTCTGAAATACGAGCAGACACAACGCGCATCGCTCGAGGCCGATAAGGCGGAGGTGCCCACCGACGAGTATACGTTCGCCGATTCAACCGGCGTTACGCTGAACAATGGTACGGTCGGAGGGTCGGCTGCAGTTACTGGCGGGGTATGCCGGGTGATTATACCCGCTGGCACAATCGCATGGTTCGATGGGATCAATGGTTACGAGGGGCCGTCTGCGCGGGTGTCCCTGGCCGCCAGCCCGTACCATTGGCTGGTACTGGCTCGGTACGTATCGAGCGTGTTTGAGGCCAATACTGACGTGCTGGTCTGCGCCGACGACAATGGTGCGCCGGGTACAAGATACGCGATGCTCTACCGACCGAATGCGACGGAACTGAGGGCACAGCGGATCTCGACAAACACAAACCTGGCGACTGGCGCAGCCGGTGTATTCGCGACGGATGGAACGGGGTGGATGGGGCTCCGGCGCACCGGGACATTGCTCGAGTGGGTATGGGGAACCGGGACGGCCACGACACCGCCAACCCGTCTATCCACACTGCACGTTCTGGACATCACCACGACACTGTTATCCTACGGACGACTGGCGCTCCGGCAGTTTTCAGTCGCGACCGTGGCCCAGATTTCGGCGGACCTCGACGACCTGACGCTGCGGTATCTGGGGGATGCGGCATGAGGAACCACGGAGAACAAAGGCAGTGCCGCTGCTGGCGAAAACATAATATTGATGCGCTATTGCGGAGGTTGTGATGCAAGTAGTTGATGCTGCGTGGTCTCAGATTGGAGTGCTCGAGCGTGGCAAGAACCTGACCCCGTTCGGCAAGTGGTACGGCGAGCACGCCGGCCAGAGTTGGAACGGTCAGCCCTGGTGCGCCATGTTCGTAAGCTGGTGCTACTGGCGCGCGGGCTTTGCCCTGCCGGAGATGCAGGCGCCGGGCTACAGTGGCTTTGCGAGCTGCCCTATCGGGCTCGAGGCGTGCCGCCAACGCGGCTGGCTGGTGAATGACCCGCAGCCTGGCGATATCGCGTTTATAGGCCCTCGACACGTGGGCCTGGTGGTGCTCGCATCCCAGGTGTCCGGGCTGATTCTCACCGTGGAGGGCAACGTCGCCGGCCCCCTGGGGCGTGACGGGGTATTCCTGACGGCACGTCGCTGGCATGAGGCGTCTGCCTTCGCCCGTCCGGTCTTTGACCCGGAGCGGGCCTGTCATGGCCCCTGCTGGGTTTGCGGGGAATGTCCTGCCTGATCCGGGTCGCGCAATGGCCCGATAGACGCTACAATAGGAGGAACGAAAGATGGGAGGTCAATCGTGGACAAGGAAATTGCAGAACTGGCTCAGAAATACGGGCCTTGGGCTGCTCTCGTGGTGGTGGTCGCTGTCGGCCGACTTAACGCCGTATCAGGCGCTCTCGGCAGGCTCACAGACGCCTGGATCGACTGGATCCGCGCGAGGACGGAGGCCATCAGGGCCCGGACCGATCGCGACAGGTCCGAGGCGCTTCTCAATTCCGCCGTCCTGCGTCAGTCGCACGCAGAGAGGGCAGGTCCTGCGAGCCTACCTGGACCCATCGCGGCCGGAGAGATGGCGGGACGTGCTGCCGCTACTGACAGCCAGCGCTGAGGCTGCCAGAAGGCGACAGTCACAACGTGGATACGTGCTCATCCTGGCGCTCGTCGCCGGCCTCCTGCTGACTGCGCTCCTGCTCCTGTGGCCCGGTCATACCACCGTTGGCCTCGAGCCCCGCATCGCCCGGATCACCGTTGCCGGCCCCTGGTGAACGTCGTCTCAGCCGCGAGATCTCCGCCACCGGGATCCTCCACCGCCCCACGGCTCCGAGCAGACCCTCCTCCTGCCCGAACTCCGCCCCCTCGATCAACTGCCCGGCCAGCTGGCGGCGCCCCGTGAGACACGCCTTGACCGTCTCGTATGCCCACCCGGTCTGGCGGGAGAAGTAGAGGGGCGTACACCATGCGGGAAGGTCTGTACTACCGCTCATCACCAGCCTCCGGGAACCGACCACCCTTGGGAATGATCGTCCAGTCCGTTCCGCCAAACATCAGACACTGATGCGTGTGTTTCTGTGTCGCCGTATCGTAGCGAACCCATGGCCGGCGTGCCTTGCAACAGTGTTTGCACCAGTACGTGGCGCGCTTAGCATATTGATCATGGTCGCCCCACCCCTCCGGGCAGTAGTCCCAACCGCGATCAAGATGGACGGGGCGGGCGACCTCGCACTCGAGGAATCGTTCACCGGGCTCAACGAGTTCCAGATACGGAACATCGTCCCAATATTTGCCAAGTGCCTGCCACCTTCCCTCCTTCGCCTCCCATGCCCGACGCGTAGCATCATCGGGCATCGTGCGCCATCCGGCGCGGGTCAGCGCTTCATCCATTCCGCCATCCTTTCAATGTGATCGCCTCTGCTCGTTGCTCAAGCGTCGCATGGTCCCACCGAATGTGACGATACGCGTTCGGCAGCGAGCGAGCCACCGGAGGGCGATCTGATATGCGAAGATCCGTCACCCGTCCATGATGCGTCACCACTACCGCCGCCGCATCTAACGGGCACTGCCAGTCCGCCGGCAGTCCGCGTGACTCAAGCCATGCAGCCAGCCGGGGATCGGGTGTGCGGGTATTCCAAGCATCTACCAGCCCGTCCAGGTCATCGCATCGAGACATCGAAATATCACAGGCGCGACAACTCGCCGTGTGCCATGGAACGATCGCACTGCTCCAGAGCGATTCAGCTTGGTTCACGCTGTAATCCGCCTTACCGCCACAAAACGGGCAGATGTCCCACGGGAGATCCAGGAGTTTGGCCATCTGTTCGATCCACTCCAAGATCGGCTGCTGGTCCTGCTGGCTCGTCACCTGCAGGATTGTCTGGTCGTCGAACCCGATCCAGTACGAGCGAAACGTTATCGCTGCCACCCTCACGTCTCGCCATCGGGCCATTGTGGCGAGCAGGAGCGCATCGCGTGGCATGTCCACGCCGAAGATGCCTACGATCGCGGACTGCGCGTTCAAAGGGTGTACCCAGATCATCTGACCTCCAGTCTCAACCCCTCGCCATCCGGTCCAATCGGGCGCCAGATTTCGCCGGGGGCGGAGCGGCCGTCGGCCGCGGTCTCGATTCGATCGACGTCGCCGTTGTCGTCCGGGCGGACCAGTACAATCAGATCGTCATCGTCGATGTCAACGTCCCAGACATGAAGGCCCCTGCCGGTCCTGCCCAGGAACCGCGCGGCGGAAGGCATCGAATCCGCCTCCTCCCGCGTCGGCCGCCGGTCCCGGATTATGGTGGGCTCGGGTTTCTGCAGCCGTTCGATCTCGTTGGTGGCCCGTTCCCCCACCGGACACCCGGCCAGATGTCCCTCTCCCCACTCAGGGCAGGCGCACTCTTCCTTTTCCTCCCCCACCAGCTCGTTCAACACCATCAGCCACGCGCGGATCCGGCGGAGGTCGCGCTTTTCAATCTGAGCCTGCACCAGGTAGTTGGTCGCGTCCGCCAACTCCTGGCAGGCATCCTCTACCGGGTCGCGCCCGTTGTCGGTGTGGAGGCTGCACCCGTAGCCGCCATCCTCTACCGGGCGACTGCCCCACTCGTCGCGCTCGATGATCGCCGTCTCGGCCATGCAGCCCACCTCGAGCGGCACGTGGCCCATGACTGCCATCCGCCGGATTCGATGCAGGACCACCGGGATTACCGGTCGCCCACCGGGTCGGGGTGCAGGTTGCTCGTTCGGTTTCGTCGTCATTTCTCCCCTTTCATCCTGGAGTGCCCGCGCAACCCCAGGACCAGATTTCGTCTTCGATTTCCTGCAGCCGGGCCGCGTATTGTTCTGCCCAGACTGCCAACTCAAAGAAATCATCGCCGTGCCTGATCCCGAGCCCGCGCCAGGACACACTGAACCCTTCCCGCTTATAGGCCTCATGCACCAGGAATGGCCCGATCCACAGCCCAGACACCGAAGGCCCGCGAATGGTCGCCAGAATCATACGCTTGATCATGTCTCCCCTTTCTCTATGCAAAACCACTCAACAATTCCCCTCTCCCGGGGTGGGTCGGTGACGGGGTGTTCCTCGCACCAGACGGGCGACGACAGACAGGCATACCATCCGCCTTGTCCGTTGCAGACGTCGCAACGGATGTTGTCCTCTGGGTCGGCGCAACAACAGCAGTCCTCGCCGCAGTCGTGACCGGATACGCCATCCCCTCCGCATTCCCAACATTCACACCAGTCCGCGGTGGACCCGCATCGTGCGCACTGACAGCCCCACTCTTTGCCATCATTGGGCGGGAATGATCCGATGCAGGTCGTCATTTCTCTTTCCTCCATTGTTTCACCAGGTTGCCGGACCCGTCCGGGTCCGTCCGGGTCCGTCCGGGTCCACTGCTCCTCAAGCGCGTATACCTTCCCCATGTCCTCGAGCCGGCGTCGTGCCTGCCGGTCCGACAGTCCGGACTCGCAGAGTTGGGCAAACCCGACCCACCCGGCGGACAGCAGCTCGTAAAACCGGAGCCAGCCGAGGCGAGACAGGAGGGCGGTGCGCTCGGGGTCGGTCATTTCGGCCAGTCCACCGCTTCGATCCGCCCGTCCGGGTGAACGAGCACGGGGCGGATCTGTTCTTCGGCTTCAAGCGGCGCGCGCTCGTATCTATGGGGCACCAGCCACCTCACGCCTCCATCCGTTGCCTGCCATCTCCTCACCGCGCCGTCCTGCAGTCCCTGCCACCCGTCCACTTCGTTGGGTGTCGGCAGACGGTCGCGAGATCCTTGATCACTATGTCGGGATCCTGACACAGGCGCGTGTACAGACGTGCCGTTCTGTCATCTTCTGTGGCCTCGAAGCATGAGAACCCACCGATACGCCAGCCAGTGACAGAACGTCACCAGCGCCAGACCGTGAAAACATCCGACGAAAAAGTAGGCTATTACGAGCATGTCATCCTCCCTTGACCAGACGCAGAACCGCGCGGCTCGTTCCATTTACATTGTCGAGCAGGGACTTTCCCCTCTCGCGTTCGGAGATCCCCGGCTGCTGCCAGATCTCCGCCTGGCTGCGGATCCCTTCGATCAACTCCGTCTCGAGCGGGGTCGGGTTCTCCGGGAGATCGAGCCCCCGCTGAACGATATCAAGCGCGATGACGGTCAGGCGCTCATATTCCGTCTCTGTCATGCCCAGGCAGTCCCGGCAGTGGGTCAGGAGATGCGAGCATGTGCCGCCGCAGGTCATACAGGTTCGTGGAGGTTGCACCAGACTCATACCCACCTCATCACGTGTCCAAGGGAAAAAAATACCTCACCACAACAATAACAGGTGTATCCACTCGGATACAAGCAAATTCGGTGGGTCGGTGGCAGGTGCAGCGGGGAGTGTGGGCGCGGGGGATGGCTTGAGCGGACTACCTCACAACGCGGAGGCGCTCGAGGATGCCGTCGGGGCGGATCCGTATCTCTACCCGCCGACCCTCCCGCCGACGAACAATCCCCAGGACCAGCCCGTCAGCCGGGACCGCCACCGGGAGCAGGATCTGGTCTAGGTTGGTCCAACATCCCCGGTCCGCCTTTGGCCGCTGTGTCCGGTCCCCCTCCTGCCGATAGACCATCTCCCCGTCGATGATGACCAGATACTCGAGATTGCCCAGGTCGGCGTGCTCAGGGCGGGAACCCTTGGCGATGTCTGTCAGGCCCGCCCGGCTCACTGCTGCCTCTTACCCTCGCCGGAGGTCGATGGACTTCTGAGCGGTTGAGGGGGAGGGAAACACCAGGTCCGTGTCCAGTCGGCGGACCCGCGCCCACTCGGTCATCACCTCGAGAGCTGGACCCATGAGTGGCACGCCCCTTGCAGCCTCCGGAGTAGGAGGTACCAATATGCCTGACCGTGTGCCCACCCTCGCCGAGCTCGAGCTCGAGTTTCGGCGCCAGATCCTGATCGATCGCCTCACCATCTCTGGCGGCGTGGCTGCCGTAGCAGCTCGCACGCTGGGGATCTCCCTGCGTACTTTCGAGCGCCATGCCGAGGCCTGCGGGCTCCGGCGCGTCTCGCCCTGTTCCCGCCAGTGGCTCCAGCCTGTTGAACCGACCACGACATCTATGTCATAGTCGAAACCGCGCCATTCCGCCATTTCCCATTGTGAGCTCCAAAACCACGACATCTATGTCATAGTCGTTTTGGCGTTACACCGCCATTTCTGGGGAATCGTCCAAATACCATGACATCTATGTCGTGGTTAGGGTGTGGCTGTTTCACACCGTCCCTCTTTCGCTCACCAGAGAAACGTTAGTATTGACACACACTTACACAAACCACGACAAATCTGGTATAGTTGGCACATAACCTGCAACCTATTAAGACATGAGCGGCCGGACCCGAGGCAGACGGAGGGTCCGCAAGCCAACCGGCCGCAAACCTCTTGAGGAGAAGGCGATGAAAAAGCGGATCACACTGACCAACGACTTTCACAATACCTCCGTCACCCTGATTGCCGAGCATGTAGGGTCCGTTGAGGACTGGGACGGCGAGCAGGCGCCCCTCTACCGGCTGGCACCTAGTCAGATTAAGCGTGCCAAGCGGGCACTGTGCGCCAAAGGCTGCCTCTGCAGCGGCGAGATGGGCACCCGTGGACACCAGGAGTTCGCGGTTGAGTGATTATAAACAGCCCCAAGGGCAAGAAAGGGAGAGTCCGATGTACAGCCTGAAAAGCCACACCGCGTCCGAAATTCTCACCGCGATTTACGCCGGCGAGCAGATCTGGCAGCTCGACAGCGGTTGCTCCGGTCACGACGACATCATGATCGGCTCGCGCGACCTTTGCGAGTCCGACATCGTTTCCTTCCTGGACGACGACGAGCGCCCGACCTTCGACGCCACCGGATGGACGCTCCGCCGGAGCGAGGGTAGCGAGCTCGACACGCTCCGGGATGAGATGTTGGAGCGGGTTCGGTCCGCCGACATCGTGGTCAAGACCGCCGATCTCGTGTCCACTACCGACGTTATTGTCCCCATCGAGGTGCACCTGCACCCGGACGGCACGGTGTCCGCCTGTTACGACGGTGCTGAGGATGTTTCTTATCGGTCTCTCGCGGATCTCGAGTTCGCCCACCAGATCGACATCCCCCGCGAGGGCGAGGTCCTGGGCTGGGATTTGAGGCACCCAATGATTTTCTGATCCCCTCCCCGCCGCGAATCGTGCGGTGGGGCATGATTCATGACCCGACCCCGGCGGGTAATCCGGGGAGGAGAAAATCATGAAGGTAATTCAGAAAGTGGCTAACACGTCGTCCGCCGGGGTGCAAGCCCGCATCGACTCCGCACAGTGGCTCGGCGGGAATCGGGACGGACTGGCCCGGAGTGCTGGTGAGACGGGGTTCACCCCGCTCAGGACCGGCAGTGTTGAGGAGCGGATCGAGGACCTGGGGTATTGCACCACAGGCAGCCTCGATTCCTACGAGCTCGCCCGTGTGGTGGCGCTCGTGAACGCCTCCCCCGAAGGGGAGGGGGTGATCGAGAACAGCACCGCCCGCCGGACGATCGCGTTCCGGTGGTGGACGGAATAGGAAAGGGAAAGAGATGTACGACGACACTGACGATTTCGAGGCACCCGAGTTCTACACCTTCCTCCGGGTCCCCCAGCTCGGCGGGAAGGTCCGGGAGTTCCGGACCGAAACCCAGCGGGAAGCCCGTATGGCTGAGTCTATCCTGGCCAGCGCAGGGACCGCGGCCACGAAGGCAGATTGCCTGTCGTGGCTGAAAGGGCGGGTCCGCTGGTGGCACGTGGACGTATAGCCGGAATCTCTCTGGCCCGAGTGGGTGAGGGAGTTGGCGGATTGACCCTCATTCCCCCTTGACCTCCCCTTCCCCCTCGGGTATATCTCCAGAGGGGGATAACCGGAGGATACACGATGCGATGGTATTCAGTTCGTGCGGCGGCCCGAGAACTCGGGTTCGCGGACAAAAACTCAATCCGCCAGCTGGCGGACCGGAAACGGTTGGAGCCGCTTAAACTGGACTACGCCCGGACCCCGGAAGGCGAGATCCTGGAGCCCCGCCAGCCCCTGATCTCGGAGGCGGAGATCGCCCGGATCCGGGCGGAACGGGCGAAGTAAAATAAATCACCAGTGGGTATTCTTTTCTGTTGACATCCATACCCGCTGGGGATATAATACTACTCATGAACGGTCGCAATGAGGCGGCCGGAACCTGGAGAGAGACGATGATGATCACGGGCGGACTCTGGAACCACATTTTTATCGGCCGCGCCGGGCACGGCACAATCAGCGACAATAACCTTCCCCTGCAGCCCGCCAACGAGTACCCGGTGGGTACGGTAGCGAGTCGGCAGGACATGCCGACCGGCGAGAAGAAAATTGTGGTCCGCCGGGGTGGACGGAAGGTCTGGCAGGACAAATAATTTCACCGGCTGGTCCCGTTCTACCGCGGGTTGTTGTTGGCGTAGTTGTTTCCACGAGCTCGCCGCGAGGTGCGGCAGTTCAAACCGAAAAAGAAAGGGTTCCCCATGATCACCCAGTCATCCTCTCATTCTCATTCCATCCTCCGCCAGGCGCAGTCCCTGGCGAAAGCCTGCTACTACCACGACATCGCAGCCCGCGAGCCCGAACGGGTCCCACACGGATGCGGGTACATCGACGGGCAGTCCTGCGAGTACTGCGACACATGGCCCGGCGCCGCGTGGCGTGCCGAGTCCGACATGCTCCTGGCCCGGCGCGACAAGGCACTGAGCCGGATCGACCGTGGGCATCAGGAGGACATCATCAACGTCATCGCGGACTACGCCGACGTATACGCGGCAGTGGTCCGCACTCTTCGCCTCCTGGGGCACCACGGTGAGTTCGCCGTCCACGGGTTCGGGCCTGCGTCGTCTTCGTTCGTCCCGGTTGACGTTTGATACCACCCCAGGCCATGCCCCTCTTCGGAGGGGCCGCCTCTTGAACCCGCCATTGGCGGGTTGAGGAGACGATAAACAAACAAGGAGACACCATGGATCAGACAACATTCCAGCGGTTCGAATCAGCACACAGAGGCCACCTTTCGTTCCTCGAGTCGTCCCTGGCCTACGACCGAGACGTGGAAATCACCGCCGCCGAAAGGCGGTATCAGGAGTGGAGACAGACAGTCCGGGACTGCACGGCCCCGTGGACGGAACCGTTCTTTTCGATTGCGGCACAGACTCCCGGGCATCCCTACGCCCGAATGTTCGACGAGCAGGACGTTGCTCGCGAGCGGTTCGGCACAGCGGCGTTGGCCGCGTGGCGTGAGATGGACGCCCGGATCGCCCGGGCATTCGCATCCTGACCCACCGGCCTCGTTACCGGATCCCCGCTTCGGCGGAGATCCCGCAACGGTCGGAGAAACAACGAGCCCGGGCGACCGGGCGGAAAGCAAATTCAAGGAAAAATCACATGAGAATCGCACTCGGGAACCCACATTACGACCGCATGCCCATCACCGCAGAGGAGCCGGGCCTTGACCCGGCATGGCTCGAAAATAAAGTGTGCGCGGTTATTGATTCGTTCGGCAATTCGCCTAACCGGTTCGGGGATCGCCCGTGCATCTGGGCGTCCACGACGCCAGAACGGATGGAGGAGATCCGCGCGGCGATCGAGGCCGCTGTGACGGCGGAGAAAGCCCGTTTAGACAATCTCCGGCAGATAGCGGACGGCGCAATGGTCCGTCCGGACCCGGGTGTGTATCAGTTCGTGGCCACGGTGCACAATCCACTCGACATCCCGCGGATCTGTCGGGAGACGCTGGCCGACGGGCGATCCGTCGCCATCGTGGACGGCGGAGACAACCGCTTGATCCTCATCCATAAGTCGTTCTGCCCGGGAGTGGTCCGGGGTGATGGTCTGCTGTTGTGCACCACACCGTTCCCGGCCGGGATGTGGACCCGGGCGGGTTTTGAGATCCAGCCAGACGGTGTCAGCTTTGATTACGGGACCGAGCGGGACGAGGATCGCCTGCCGGATGGGTGGTCGGCGCGGATGGCCTCAGAGACGGTCCCCGTAATCGTCGCGCAGATCGAGACGATCCGTGCGTACGTTCGGCGCCGGACGATCACCGTGACACTTCCGTGACACGTCCGCCATCGAGAGGAATACATTTGTGAGCCCGGTGATGCCGGGCAGAGGAGAAAAAGATGCAGGCACTGATCGATGCCGCGCAGCAGTGGCGGCGCGAATTAAGGGATGGGATGGTAGACGGGGATCGGTTCTACCCCGAACTCTGCTTGTCCCTTGATGGGGCGCCCTACATCCGGGTGCCTCCCCTGATCATGTGTGACAGTTCATGCGGTGAGGCGCTGGAGAGCCGCATCGAACTGTCTTCTGGCGTGATTCACGTCACGCTGGTGGGGCGCGCAAATGTAGCGGTGCAATCGTGGCACCGCTATGAGGGGGAGATCACCCCCGCGAAGATCGAGGAGGCGCGTCTCGCGGCGTACAACGGATATCGTGCGCGACTTGCAAGCGTTCGACGCCGCGCTCGTGGATGAGGCTGCAGCCAGCGGCGGCTGTAGCCTAAACGGTCTTATGTTGGTCCGGTCGGTCGCCGACGCAATCCGGCGCGGCGCCGATCTTGTTGCCCCATCGCCCGGAGAACGGGCTGGGGTGTGAAAGGAGAGAGCATGACAATGAAGACCATCGTTTACACCAACATTCCGCGGGACGTTTTCGAGCCCGCGGCGAAGGAATTACTATGGTTCGCGGATCGGCACGAGGGACTGTCGATCCGGGTCGAGAGTCATCCCGATCTGGGGGTGGGTGAGGTCCGCATCCAATGGGCGTTGGGGCTCGCAATCGTAGAGCCCAACCTGGACAAGTTGAAGGCGTTGCTTGCTACGTCGTTCACCCGCCGGGGGTGGCGGTTGGTATCCGGTTCCGAGATGGCCGCCCGGATGGCCCGGATTAAAAAAAAAGAAAAGCAGGCTAAGTTCCGGGCAGCACTCGCCAACGTGGTGTCCGAACACCTCGACGGCACACTGGAAATGATCGAGGCATGGTCGGATCTGCCCCTGTATATCGAGGGGGCGGTCCCCTCTATGGCTGAGTATTGCGAGTCGCCCGACGAGTTGTTCGGTTGGGCGGTATCTCAATCCGGGATCCCATGGTTGGAGATCCCGTAAGGAGTCGTATTATGCATTTCCACGTTTCCCGCGAGCTGACCCGCCCATGGGCCGCGAAACATTACACGCCGGTCGGCGAGTTTCCCGACTGGAGTATCACCGGACTCAGACTCACGCCCGACGGGCGCGGCGCGCATTCGATTTACGTTCGGGCGGAGTCACCGGAGCACGCGATCGCCATCGCTGAGGCGGTCGTGACCGCGATCGACTCCGCCGTCCGGAATACCCCGGCGCCGAAACCGGTTCTGATTCCCGTCCGGGACCTTGTGCTCGACGCCCGGGATGCCCGGATCCTGGTGACGTCGTTCGCAGAGATCGGCGGGTCGCTCGAGTTTACGGACGATGGTGCGGTCGTCACCGGGATGTCCGAGGATGATGCCCGGCTACTGATCTCCGCATTGTTTGAGTCGGTGTCCACGTGGCATCGGGTCTGTCTGGAGGTGAAGGCCCGCGTGGCGAAGGGGCTGCTCGGGTTCTGTGTCCTGCCCGACATCCGGGTGAGGTGATTAGGGTTCCCGCCCGACATCGGGCATAACCGCCCTTCGGGGCACAAAGAAAGGATCGATATGCGCTACTTGTTCGGTTTGCTGTTCCTCTGGCTGGCGATTGGGGGGCCAGCGGAGGCCATGGAAAAACAATGGGATGACCCGTTCCACGGTGGTGACACCGAGTGCACCACGTATCAGGACGACACCGGGACGGTCTATGTGGCGTGTACCACGCTCCCATCGGAAATGGGGGATCAGGCCTGCGTGAAAGTCTGCGAGTACACCCCGAAACTGTGGGGGTACGGCTACGAGGGGGAGACCTGCTCGACGGAGTGCTACCGGACCTCCGCCACCCGGACGATCTACGGTGCCCCTCCGGGAGGACCCACTCAGTCCGGGAGCCCCGCCCCGGGGCAACAACACGTCTATTACGACGATCCAGGCTCGACGGATGACGACTGTGTCGAGGTCCTATTCTGCGAGCAGTACGTTTCCTGTTTGGACCCGGAGTGCACCGTCACTACGACCGACCAGTATTGCTACTGGTTGGATCAGTGTTGGTGACACCTCTAAAATGGCAGTGATATCGTCTGCGCATTGTCATGCCTCCTTGCGTGCGCCGAACCAATCCACTTTGAGTCTGCCATGAAACCACACATGATCCAACAGACTGCTGTGCCCCTTTGCCCGTCCGCAATAATGGATGGACCATCCATCCGGCAGTTCAAGCACGAAATGTGGAAGCCAGCCCGGAAGCCCGCGCCAGAGTATCCGTATCCGTCCACATTTAAGCCGTCTCTTTATTAATACGGCCGCCAACAAGCAGTTAGAACGCATCGTCTCTCACTCCTTCAACAGAATTCATATCTCTGTGTGTGCCGGGCAGGTCGCTTTGTCCGGCGAGATCGTCCAGCCGGCAGCCTCGAGTGCAACGCGACTTTCGCGCCGCCTGACCTCGACTTCCTCGAGCACGCGGACCGAACCATGGATCCACTTTGACTCGACGCCACACGTGTCACACGTCGCCCATACCCACCCGGTATGTTGCGTCCGTGGCCCTCCGCCCCATATCACAGGTCTGTAGTTGTCTCTGAGCATGTCAGGCCTCCATGTTATAGCGATCGCTCAAGAGTTTTCGCGAGTCGTCGGTTATCACTCCGTCCACGAAATCCAGCTTGCATTGTTCCACCTTCCCGGGCAGACGTCGCCATGCCTTGCGCGCAAAAGGTAACCATGATTTGGCGCACTGTCGCGAACTATACGCATTGCCAACGCGGAACCATCCGGTCTCAGTGTGGCAGATCATCGTGAAGTAGACTGTGAGGTGATCTGTCATTGTTGCCTCAAAAACGGCGGCCACTGCGAGCCCGGGACTACCCAGGACTCGAGTTCCGCCCGGTTGTCGAACACACACCCCCTTTTATCCCGCCGTTGTCCCAATTGTCTGCGAGGCGCACCCTCGTCTGAATCGGGCACGCCTCGCACACCATCAGGATCACGTCGCCATACTGAGCATCACATGGATGCCAGTGCCAGATGTGGAGAGTGCCGCATGCCGGACACGTCCACTCAAGCCGGGTCACCGTAATCGATCCGAGGCTCATGATTACCCTCCAAACATGGCCACTTGTCCGACCTCATTCGGCGACACCCACGGCGCCGCCGTGCTCAGTCGGAATGTTGTCCCTGCGTCGTCCATGAGCAGGGTGATCAGTATCTGCTCCGCTATCGCCCGCGCTGTCGGAGGCGGAACGGCATTCCCGATGTGCTCCCGCCACCGGGCATCGGATCTGCCCGGCAACACCAGGTATGAGCCGTCTGACCGCCGGGGATCGAAGCCCTGCAGCACCAGCAGCTCGAGCGTGGTCAGCGGGCGGTGCCAGGTGCCATCCTCAGCGATGATGACCGGCGGCGGCTCCGGACGGTCGGTCATGGCCCACCGGGGATCAGCCACAGCTGCACAACCCGCGTGGACGTCGGCAGATGCTGCCACCGTCCCGGCCGTCTGCTCCCAGTCGAGCACCCCGTATCCACCCGCTCGAGGCGCGCAACCGAGGCGGGGATCAGCGACGATAGACGCCCCGCTCGAGGGAGACGTGCCGCTTGCCACCGTGCCACCAGGTTCTGTCCACTGCCCAACCCGGTAGGCGTGATTGAACTTCGGGGAATCCATGCCAATCCGGGGATCGGCAACGACTGCTGCATTACTACCCAGGGAGATGCCCGCGCTAATCGTGGTGCCTGCTTCGTTCCACGCGATGACGCGGTACTTCCCCTTGAAGCGTCCGTCAAGCGTCGATAAGCGGGGATCTGCCACCGCCGTAATACTATTGGACCGGCCGACACCCTCGGCACCGGTCACCGCGCCGGATGTCTCCGACCACGGGACCACCGCATACACGCCTCGTCGTGGCTCATGCTCGAGCCTGGGGTCAGCCACCACCGGGCCGCCGGCGATCGGGTCTCTGGCGCCGGTCACGGTATACGCCGGGTCATTCCACGCCTGCACCCGGTAGCCATTGGCGCGTAGTGTCTGGCCGTCGTAGCCAGGGGCCTGGTGCTGGTAGAACTCGACCCGCTCCACTTGCTGAAGAGCTCGCCAGTCCTTCCCGGCAGGAATCAGCGCCAGACGGATCCATGTCAACAACTGCAACCGGGGCAGGCGATGCATCGGCCCCGCTGCCGGGTCGTCGGGCATGGGCAGGCTCGAGAGCACCTCGCCCACGCTCTTCAGCCTCTGCCGCTCTGGCTGGTAAATAATCGGCCGACACCTGGCGATGTGCCGGGCTATGCCAAGGAACCGGGTCCGGTGCTGAGCCAGCCCGCCGATCTCGCCGGCGTCGTGGTCGTAGGAGCGCCAGGCATAGCCGTAAGCGTTCAGCATGGCCTCGAGCGTCTGCAGGAGGTCTTTACCGCGCTGCCGGATCCGGGGCACGTTCTCGAACAGGATCGCCCTGGGCCCCTTGTCGCCCCAGGCCTCGAGGGTGAGCCAGATGCAGCGCTCCGCCAGCCGGTTCAGGGCCTGGTATTTCCCGGAGGCTGCTTTGTCGCTCGGCAGCAGGGCCGAAAAACCTTTGCAAGGCGCCGAAATAAAAATCACATCTGGCGCATCATCCCCGAACCACTCCCGAAAGTCTGCCGGGGTCACCTGGTGCCAGTCCGCCGGCGGCTCGTGCCCGTGGAAAGCACGGTACTGCTCCCTGTCCATCAGGTCCGCCTGAGCGCACGGATGGCCGGTGACCAGCTCAAATGCCTCGCACGCTGCCGGATCCACATCCACCGCCCCGACGATCTCAAAGTGCCCGGCTATGCCCTTCCACTCCGCCCGCGCGTCGAGGAAACCGCGAGCTCCGCCGCCCATGCCCGCACAGAGAAACGCTGCCGTGTACCTCATTGCTGCCTCCAAAAAAACTCGAGGGCTACTTCCCGCTGTCAATGCGGGTATATCGGGCGCCGCCCTCTCGATGGGCGCCCAGACAAGGTCAATCCGTCTCATCATCCAGCGACGGGAACTCGGGTATCGGTCCCTCAACAAGTGCTGCCTGTTGGTACTCAAGCAGCGCCTCGTCGAGCACCTTCAGCGCCCGCGGATCCGCCGTCTCATCCCGGACCATTGCCCCGACATTGCAGCACATCTCTCGATACGCTGACAGGGCGGTGATGTCTGGTGTGGTGCTCATCATCCCTCCCCATCGACAACTTCGTAATCGTGGTAGCCATTCTCCCCCGTCGCCCGGCGGTCCTTCGCCAGGTCCCGCTCGTAGTTGGCCCGCTCGTATTCCGCTTCCCTGACGTCCGGGCGGGTATCGTCGGACTGACCGTCAACTTTCTCGAATAGCATCCCGCGATTGATGTAATCAGACACACACCGCATCGGCATGTTGCAGAACACGATTGCCGGAGTGTGTCGTGTAATGCCTGCCCTCGGCACGTAGCAGGCGCGGTGTTGCTTGCTAAGTTCCAGAACGCGATCCAAACTCGTGATACGAATTAACATCCTCAACCCTCCCATGCTTCAACCCGAATGTCCCCGGATGAGGGCGCCTCGGTGTACAGCGCGATCCCGACAATGAGTGATTGCGTCCACACCTCCTGCTGATGGTCTGGGTCCAGTGACCACCAGAAGTCCCAAGGGATGAGAAACACCGTCTTCCCCTTCTGCGCCCCCTCGATCGCCGCAAACGCAGCCCGGAGCGCAAAGAACACCAGCTGGCCAAACGACAGCCGCGAGTCGTTATACGGCTCGATCCGCCCGTTCTCAAGCCGGACGCTGAGCAGCCCGTCCTGAACCACGAAGTCCTCGAGCCCGGAGTCGGCGAGCAGTCCGGCAAGCCGCTCCCAGACCTGCCCCGCTGCCTGCCGGAGGTCGGCCGCCCGCTGTTCGGCGGCCATCTGCTGTTGGACCGCCGCCTCCCGCTCTGCCTCGAGCCGGGTCCGGTCCTGACTCTGGCGCTCCTCGGCCGCGCAGAATGCCGCGTATGCCCGTGCCGCCTCGAGTTCACTTCGAGCCTGGAGCGCCGCCATCTCCGCCTCGTCCGCCTCTGCCGGGGTCGGACCGTCGAGGGGTTGTTCCAGTTCCGCCTGCTCGCGGTCCCACTGTTCGGCCGCGCGATCGAGTCGGGTCCGCTCATCCGTGCTCGCGCGAAGGTCTGCAAGCCTCGCTGCCTGTGCCTGACGGAGATCTGCCAGAGTACGCTCGAGGTCGGCGATCTTGGCTGCTGCTTCGTCGCGGGCTATCGTGAGCCCGGAGATCCGCTCGTCGATGTCCCTGCAGTCCGGACGGTCTGCCCTACCCGCCCGGATCTTCTCGAGCCGCTGCTCTGCCTGCTGCCTTTGGTCCGCCCGAGCCCGGATGACTGCCGCGTCCCGCTCAAGCCGGGTGGCCTCTGCCTGGGCATCTTCCACCGGGATTGCGACGTCAACGGGCTCGAGTGGCTGGATATCAGCGAGATGCCGGGTCAAGGCGCTCACCTCGCCGGCTGCCCGCTGCTGACACGCCTCTGCCTCTCGTGCCTGCTCTTGGAGTCGCTTGCGGGTCTCCTTGGCGGCGTCCACGATTGTGGCACCGGGGCGCAAGGGAACATCCTGCCCCCCCAGCACCTGCATACGTGCCGGAGTGGGCTCGAGGCGGGCCAGGCGGCACAGTGCCTGAATGCGGGCCAGCTCGCGAGCTCCCTCGTCTTTCGCAGTAGGCTTCACGAGCTCCGCCAGTGCCCTCCCTTCCTCTCGCGGGAAGTAGATCGGCAGGCTGCCCTCAGATGTGACCCGCTTCCCGACACGCAGCGTAAAGGTCTGCCCGTCCTCGGTCAGGCTCACCTCCCCGCGCTCGTGGCCGTCCATCGGGGCGACCTCGACAGACTCCCCGCCAACCCGCGGCAGAACGTGCTCGAGCAGGTATGTCTTGCCCGCGGCGTTCCGGCCTTTCAGCACGTAGACCCCGGGCTCAGTCGGGAAGTTAAGGGTGAGCTCCTGGAAAGGACCAACTGGTGTTTTTGCGAGAATACTGAGCTGCATTTCAATCCTCCTTTGCCCGCCGCGCCGGGCTTGTTTCGCGGTCAATTGAGTCGTTTCTTTTGCTCTTCCTGGACCAGGACCAGGAATACAATCCCGATCATCGTTCGCCGCCAGGACTCCGCAGGGATCTCGGTCTGGCGCTGCTCGAGGTAGATCGCCCAGATGTCCGCCTGCGACTCCGGCGGGAAGTCGTCCAGACACCGGGCTGCCTGTTCGTCGGTGATGGGTAACTGCTTCTTTCTCATACGTCCTCCTTGGTGCCCCTGTCAGAGCCGAGGCGCGCTCGTACAAAACGCTGAAACTGGTCAAGTTACAAATCAGTCGCCGGAGCCGGAGCCGTCGCCGTAGCCGTCGCCGTAGCCGGAGCCGGAGCCGGAGCCGTAGCCGGAGCCGTAGCCGTAGCCGGAGCCGGAGCCGTAGCCGGAGCCGGAGCCGGAGCCGTAGCCGGAGCCGTAGCCGTAGCCGTCGCCGGAGCCGGAGCCGTCGCCGTAGCCGTCGCCGTCGCCGTAGCCGGAGCCGTCGCCGGAGCCGTCGCCGGAGCCGTAGCCGTCGCCGTCGCCGTCGCCGTAGCCGTCGCCGTAGCCGTCGCCGGAGCCGTCGCCGG